TCAGAACTGGCAGGCAGGCGTGAGGTCGCGGCGCTTGACGCCGCGGATGACATTGAGGAAGCGGCCGTCGTCTTGGCGTCGGCAGGCCAGAACAATCCCGTAGGCGTCCCAGGGGCCGTTGACGGCAACGTAGGCGCCCCGCTCCAAGTGGCGGCTGGAGTGCAGCTGGTAGAGCTGGCCGGCGAAGGAGAAGGACACCCTGGCGGTGCCGACATGGCGGTCTTCACCGCGTAGGTAGCGGCCTACGTTCATCGGAGTGGCTCCACGATCTCTGCCTTGCGGCGGTAGACCCTTTGGGTTGTGCGGGAATCCGCGTGCTGCAGCAGCGAGCGGGCGTGATCCAGGGAATGGGCGTCGGAGCCCACCTTGGCACGCAGGTCGTGCTCGGTGAACTTCTCCTTGATGGCTGTCTCGTCCAGCACGCGCTCCATGAAGCGCTGCCACATGGACTTCCAGCCGGCCTGGCTGCCCTTCTCCGGGTCGATGTAGCCCTTGCCCTCCCGGGTGCAGAACAGGAAGGCGCTGTCCTTCTTGGGCCTGGCTTCCTTGGCCAGCTCGACAGCGCGCTTGAGCTCGGGAGTCCAGCGGTAGATCGTGCGCCGGCCAACCTTCTTCTTGGTCTTGTGCCGGATCACGTGGATGCCGTCGTCCTGCAGCTGGTCCATGGTCAGGCGCAGCAGGTCGCCCTGGGCCAGGCCGGTGAGCAGCTTGAGCCGGATGTAGGCCTGGATCATCAGCACGGAGCCGGACTTGCGCCGCGGCTGCAGGCTCAGCATCTCGATGACCTCGTCGTCCTCGATGTAGCGGTCCCGGCTGTCCTCACCTTCGAGCTCGATCTCCCCCTTGAATGGGTGGCGCTCGATGTAGCCCCACTGCACGGCCTTGGTGAAGGCGTGGCTGAGCAGCTCGACCTCGCGGTGCGCGGCGATCTTGCCCCCGGTGACCTTGCCCGTCTCGGGATCCTTCTTCTTCTTGGATCGCCGGTCGACGTAGATGTAGACCGTCTTGGGCACGATCTCGGTCAGCGGGGTGTTGCCGAACACGGCACGCAGCATCTTCAGCTGGTTCCGGTTGGACTCCTGCGACCGCAGTGCCTTGGTGGGGATGACCTCCAGGGCGTAGCGGTCCAGGAGCTGGCCGACAGTCCCGACCTCGGGACGATGCTCGGAGGCCGCCAGGCGGGCCGCCCAGCTCTTGTAGGCCTCGGGGAGGCTGTCCCCTAGCTTGAACTCGGTCTTGCCGTCCCAGAGGGCCTCCAGGCCCTTCGGGACCCGGTAGTAGAAGGCGTTGCCCTTCTGGCGCCAGCCCTTGGGCAGGCCTTCGTGGTCTTTGAGGCGTGGCTTGGCCATGGTGGTGTGCTTTCAGACCTCCTGGGCGCCGATCTCACCCAGGTAGGTACGGTAGGGGTAGGGAGCCTTGCGACGTGCAGCTGAGGCCGTTCTCGCGCGAACGGTGGCCAGCTCCTCGCCGGTCGGTCCCCAGCGAAGGATCCAGGTCTTCATCAGATGGCGTCCCAGTTGATGGGGGTGGTGGTCTTGGCCTTCCGGCCGGCGCTGGGGGGCTTCGCCCCCTGGGCGCCGTCGAAGGCCTTGTTGATGTGGTCGCGGGAGATGGCCAGGGATCCATCAGGGCGGACCTTGTGCTGGATGCCCATGGCCCGCAGGACGGTGGCCTGGGCATGCCGGCGCTTCTTGTGGGTCAGCTGGATGATCTCGGCGTCGTCGAGGAAGGTGGACATGGCTTCAGTCAGGCAGGTACAGCTCAGCCTGCTTCATGAGGTGGTGGTCCTCGTGCAGGGTCTTGATGGCGTGAGGGGTGAGCAGCGGCGCGGCCAGGGGCCACGGCTGCTTGGTGTCTGGGTGGAGCAGCTGGAAGCTGATCGTGGGGGCCTCCGTCACCTTGACCAGGCAGCGGATGCCCTTCAGGCGGGCGGGGAAGATCACGGTGGACTCCAATGAAAAAAGCCCACCGGGTGGTGGGCTCAGGGGTTGGCCTGGAAGGGCGGTGGCGGCGGCTCCTCGGAAGGAGTCAGCACGATGCCGGGAGGCATCTCGCTCACGCTGGCCACGTGGTACTTCAGCGGGCCGGTGGGCTGGGTGTCGGTGATGACGAACTGGTGGCCTGCATACAGGTCCAGCTTGGGGATCGCATCGCCGGCTTGCTGCAGTGTGGGGTAGCGCGTGAAGCGCAGGCGGCCGTTGACGGTGACGGTGTAGCGGCTCATGTGGGGAACAGGGTGTAGATGACGTCCGGGTCGTGATCGAGGGAGAACGGGTAGTCCGTCTTCACCGAGATGGATCCGTCCGCGTTGACCCAGGCGGCGCCGACCTTGGAGTTCTTCTGGCCGGTGCGCTTGTTCAGCACGGCGAGGTTGAAGTCCGGCCGGCGACCGGTGGATGCCGACGACGCTGCACGGGGCTTGCTGCTGATGAACTGCTTGCCGCTGGGCGCACGAGGGAGAGGGTTCTCCTCCTCGGCTGCCATCCCGGTGAACGGGTCGTTGATGGGATCGTGCGTCATGGTTTGTGGCAGATCTGTTTGCCTGTGGAATCCAGGCGGGGACTCAGGCCTCCGAACACGCCTGGCGCCAGGTACTGGCAGCCAGTGGCGTGGTCGGTGTAGAGGCGCATGCCTGAGCGCTCACCGGCTACGGTGTTGTCGGTGTCGTCGTAGCCGACGCGGAAGGTGTGCATGAAGTAGCCGAGTGCAATGACAATCAGCAGGGCGATCACCAGCACCACCTTCCGCGGAAGAAGAAGCAGACAGATGACAGCGTCGAGGACGAAGTCCTTCAGTCGGTCTCTCACGGCTTGACTCCAGCAAACGCTCGCAGCGCCTTGAAGTACTGGTTGATCAGGTCCTGGATCAGCACGTGACCGTGCTGGATGCCCATCTGCCACAGCTTCACGTGGCTGTTGCTGATGTAGGGGATGCCCGGCTTGCTGATCTCGTAGATGTAGTCGGCGATGAAGGGGTGGGGTTTGGGTTCGCTCATGCTTCTCTCCAAGCGAAGCGCTTGACGTTGCGCGGCAGCAGCTTCTCGGTGTAGCGGTACATCGCCTTGGCTTGCGCCTTGGTGAGTCCCTTCCACTGGATACGCTCACCCCGCTCTGTCTCGAGCTCGAAGACGTAGGTGATGGGGTCGGTCACAGGAGCAACTCCATGAGAGGGTTGACGGGACCAGGCTCGGCGACCATGCACTTGGCGATGGCCAAGGCACGGCGTGTGGTGTCGAGCCTGGCTTCGTAGATGGCGGCCTGGCGGTGCTTGCGCGCGATGAAGGACTGCAGGGCGTCCTCCTTGGTGGCATGGGCGAACTTCTTCTTCCAGTCCCAGCAGATGAAGCGCTTCTTGCCCCGGTAGCCGACGCTGATCCAGCAGCCGCGAGGCGTGTGCTTGATGACGTGGAAGCTACTCGGCTCGACCTTGATGGTCGGTGTGCCGCGGCTCCAGCCGTCGTCATCCGGCCAGCTGGCGTACAGCCGCTCGTCGAAGCGCCACAGGACCTTGATGTTGGTCTTGTCGGTCACTTCAGCAGCTCCTCGGGGATGTCGATGTCGTAGCCCAGTTGGGAAGCCACGAAGCAGCGACAGGCTGCCACCAGCGCAGTGGGGCCATCGGAGTAGAACGGGGTGCCGCGGCCCTCGTAGTTCTGGAACTTGAAGGGCACCCAGAGCTCGGCCATCACCTTCGTGTCGAAGCCGCCATCCTTGCGCTTGTCCTTGACGTAGCGCAGGCTGATCTGGTGCTCGTCGATGAGCTGATGGCCCTGGCTCGGATCGGTGGACGGAGTCCAGATCTCGTTCTGATACCAGTGGCCGGCGCGGCTGGCCATCTCGTCGAAGCGGTACTTGACGAGCTGGCCTTTGTCGTTGAGCACCCAGTCGGTGTAGCCGGCGTTGTTGTCGAACTTGGCGTCCTTGTAGAGCCAGTAGCTCATGCCTAGGGCGGTGAACACCGCGTAGTCCAGGGCCTTGCCGGTGAGCAGGTTGGTGGTGGTCTTCATGGCTCAGGGGTGGAGCTCGACATGCACCCGGTAGGTGCCGTCTTGGTGGAGGGTGATCTGCGGCAGCGGAAAGCTGGCGTCGTGGTCGGGGACCAGCGCGATCGTGGTTTGCTCACCATCACGGGTCGCCGCGGTGTTGACACGGGCGAAGTGATAGGGGGTGTCGAGCTTGTCAGCCTGGTTCAGCAGCTCGACCGCGCTCTTGGGAGTGATCTCGATGTTCATGACTCAGGCCGGTGTGCGCTCGTCGCCGAACGCCAGGTGGAAGAACAGGTTGAGCATCGCCAGGTAGGCGGCGTCGGGGTGCTCGGTCTTGTTGAACCGGGACACGTAGTAGCGGTGCCAGCCCCAGGCGTTGCTGGGCAGGCGGGAGGACTTGGTGGCCATCAGTCGATCTCCCGGCCGACGATGCCGTTCAGACGGCAGACCTCGGCCCAGCCTTCGATCGAGATGCCCTCACCTTCCAGGTGTCGCTGCACCTTGCCGCCATGCGCTTCCTGGTAGCTGCAGGCGGCTGCCTCGGTGCGGAAGGTTTCGTAGCGGTCAGGCAGGGCGACTTCCCAGGTGAAGTCCGGGTTGAGAACTGTTCGGGTGGTGGCCATGGCTACACGGCCTCCACTTCGGAGTGCAGGATCCCTGCGGCGTCGAACAGGAACTCGCTGCGGTCCAGCAGCATCTGCAGGCAGGCCCGCGGGCAGATCTCACCGCCAGGTCGCAGGGTGTTGGTGGCGTCGTCCTTGTCGATGCCTTCGTTGACCATGTGCTCGAGGGCGACCTCGAACAGGCGCTCCTTGTCGTGGACCTCGCACTCGAGGTGGACGATGTAGGTGTTGTCGTCCATGTGGACTCCGGAAATGAAGAAGCCCCCGCTCCTTTCAGAGACGGGGGCTTGGTTGGGGATGGAAGCTCAGGCGGCCTTCTTCAGGTATTCCTGCTTGGCTTCGGTGCAGACCTCGATGATCTGCTCGACGCCGGCGTCGTTGGGCAGCGTGATGCCGTTGGCCCAGCTCGGCCAGAAGACGTCCAGTGCGGCGCCCAGCTTGACGGTGTCGTGCTGGATCTCCGGCAGCTCCTGCCAGCGCATGGCCTTGATCAGCTCACGGTTGGCGAACTCCATCACCTCGGGGTTGTCCCGAATGAGGGGGTAGATCGCATCGTGGATCAGAGCGATGGGCAGGATGTCGTAGCGGTACTCCGACGCCCAGACGGCTTCCCAGAAGGCCACAGCGGCACGGTTGTTGAGCAGCCCGTAGGACTGGCCCATCGCGTTGCCGGCAGTGCGTCCCTCGGCCGCAGCCTGGTAGGGCATCTTCGAGCCACCGAACATCACCTGAGCCAGCAGCGGAGTGCGCAGGCGCAACCCGAATGCCACCTCGACGTAGCCGTCGATGGAGGCCTGCTTCAGCCGGGACTGGATGTACTGGTCGCTCACCTTGTAGAGCTCGTGGTAGTTGGCCTCCACGGCCTTGGCCTTCTCCTCCGACCAGCCGAGGTTGGTCATGAGGGTGTGGGCCGTGCCCTGGTAGGTGAGCGCGAAGGTGGGCGCCTTGGAGTCCTGGCGCAGGTGCTTCTTGGGGTGGTCCTTCTTCTTCAGCTGGTTCACCGAGTCCGGGTCGTCGAGGTCGACGTCCGGCAGCTCGTCGCGGAAGTAGTAGCAGGCACGCAGGCAGTGACCATCGAAGCCACGGATGTAGACGTTCAGCTTGTTCGGGTCCTTCGTCGTCAGAGCACTGATGTAGTCCTCCAGCGAGTTGAAGTCCGCACCGCAGAACAGCCAGCCGGCCGGTCCCATGAAGATGCTCTTGATGAGCTTGCCCAGGTGGATCTCCACCCCGTCGACCACCACGACCACGTTGGCCGGGAGGTTCTGCAGGTTGGGGTCCGAGCTGGACAGCCGGCCCGACACCGTGCCGCCGATGTTGAAGCTGCCATGCAGGTAGCGCATGCCGTCCGCCTTCATGACGCCGGCCTCGAATGCCGGGATGAAGGTGTCCAGGATCTTGACGATCTTGGCTCGGACCATCAGTGCAGTGAGCAGGTCCTTCCCGGACTGGTCCTGGCAGTGGTTGATCAGCTTCTCGAGCGTCTCGCCACCGGTGGCCGGCTGCTTGGTGTCGGTGAGGTCGATCACCGGCAGCTTCATCAGCTTGTAGAGTAGCTCCTGCAGCTGCAGCGCCGAGCCAGGGTTGAAGCACACGTAGTGCTTGCTTGCCGGGTCGCTGAACCGCTCGATCGGGTGCTGCTTGACCTTGAGCTTCTCGTTGGCGTCGGTCATCGCCTTCACCTGCATCCGCCGGTTCATCTCCTGAGCCAGCGGATGGGTGTTGATGACGTCGAGCTGGGCTTGCAGGATCTGCTCGAGCTTGGCCTTGACCTCCTGGAGCCGCTCGTCGTTCATCGGCATGCCGGTGAGCTCGAGCTGGATGATCAGCTTGAGCGACGGAAGCATGAGCTTCTCGTACAGCTCCAGCTGGCAGTCCTGCACCATGGTCGGGTAGTGCTTGGCTTTCACGAAGCACGTGGACAGCGCATCGACCAGGTTGTACTGCAGCAAGTCGGTGAGCGACACTCGACGGATGTCCTTGACCTCCACCGCCCAGTTGCCGGCGAACTCCTGAGCCTGCACCTTGAGGCTGAGCTCGTTGCCGGCCGTGGAGTTCACCGCCAGGTAGGTGATGATCTTGGTGTCGTCGATCGACCTGGTCATGACGTCCAGGCCAGTGAGCAGGCCCCGCTGATCCAGCAGGTCCGCCATCCACAGGGTGTAGATGATCACGCCGACGTCGTAGTCCGCCTTGTGGAAGACGAGCTTGCCCTTGTAGCTGAGGAAGAACTCCAGCAGCAGCCGGCGCACCAGCGGGTTAGGCACGAACTCACCGTAGCGGCCGTCCTCGGTCTTCTCGGGCAGCGGCTGGTAGTCGCAGCTGAAGGCCGTGCCGTGGTGCTGGTCCCACGCGAAGGCGATGGTGCCGATGCCGGCTTCCCAGAAGCGCAGGCTGAAGGCCTCGATGTCGCAGTAGAGCTCCGGGTACAGGTGCAGGGCCTGCAGCTGCTCTCCGATCTGCTGCACGCCCTCAGGGAAGCTGGCGCTGTGGATGATGCCGCTGCCAGGCGCCTGGTACGTGTCCTTGCGCATGTCGGCCACGGTCTTGAGCGACAGGAACAGCTTGGACTGGATCTCCGGGTTGTAGATGAGCGCCTGGTGGTTGACGCCCAGGACCACCTTCAGGTTCTCGTGGCCCTTGAGCTTGCAGGGCAACACGTAGCCGTGGTGGGGATCGGCCTTGGCCACGCCGGCGATGACCTTGAAGTAGTTGGCGTCGGCGACGTAGAGCACCTCGGCACCCACAGCCTGCAGCGCAGGCATCAGGTCGTTGAGATACTCCTTGATGAAGGGCACGGGGGCCTTGTTGGCGTCGTTGTACGGCAGGTTGAAGGCCACCACATCGCCCGCGGGAACGCCCATCGACCGCAGGGGGTCGACGTAGTTCACCAGGAGGTCTGTCTTGTTGAAGGCCGCGTTCTTGGCCAGGATGGCCACGGGGTAGGCCTCGGACTGCTCGAACACGTGGTGTCGCATCATGGTCATGGGGGATCGTCTTTCTTGGTTCAGGTCACAGACATGGGTCGCCGCAGTTGAGGCAACCGCCTGCCATGGACCGTCGTTCGTTGGCGCAGCAGGGCTCGAACAGGGGACTGAGCACGGGCTCGGTCGTCTCGGGAGGCAGGTAGCTGTACCAGTCGGGGTCGCCGGCGCGCTTGCGCTGCGCCTTCTCGACCCACACCTGCTTGGTGATGTCGCCCAACATGGCCCAGGGAGGGGCGTGAGAGAGGCCGGAGGCCTCGTAGAGCTGCTGGCCCAGCTGAAGATCCTGGGCCTGGCTCATGGCAGCTTGTCGATGAAGGCGCGCAGCTCATCGAGCGTAGGGGGCGGAACGTGGTCGACCTGCTCGAACTTGACGCACCGGTCGGGGAACCAATAGCCGTAGCCATCCCAGTCGAGCTTGGAGGTCAGCTTCTCCAGGCGCTGGGAGTCCTGGCCGGCTTCTGCGCGGCCGCGCTCGATGAGCGCCTGCGCCGCGCTGCTGACAGCCGGATCCAGGGCGATGTCCTGGTTGATCTGCAGCAGGTCCGTGAGGGCCTTGCGCGGGTCGCTGTCGTGGCTGGCGTTGTAGATGTGGTGGATGACCAGCTGGTCGATCACCGCGACACGGAACGAGGCTTCGGCTTCGAGGTGCTTGCGCTCGACAGCCCGGATGAGCCGGACGATGCGATCGTTCAGTCCAGTGGGCCACCAGCCCGCGGCTTCAGGCAGTGCGTTGATCTGCTCGATAGGGAGGAGACTCATGTCAGGTCCTTGGAGGGCTTCCAGTCGTCCCAGTCGCAGCGCTGGGCGGCCTTCACGCCGTTGTGGTCACCGGGGAGGCCGCCGCCCGGGGTGATGACGTCGCTGGGCCGCGGCTCGCTGCGCGCGTCGTAGAAGCCGGTGCGGGCGCACTGGTCTTGGCTGCACTCGCAGTAGGGGCTGCGGCAGGGCTGGAGATCAGGGTTGCGTTGCTGCATTGGCTTGTGCCTTGAACTTGTCGTACTCGTTGATGCCCCATGCCAGCGCCATGCAGCACCAGTCGAAGCGGAAGGTGTAGGTCTTGCAGTCGGGGAAGCCGTCCCACAGGGGCAGGACGACGTCCTCGCGCAGGGAGACACCCCGCGGGCGCCAGGAGAAGTTGCGCATGGCCTCGTAGGCCTCGTGCTCGTCGTGGCTGTTGAGCAGCCAGCCCAGCTCGTTCCACAGGTCGGTGCGCTGTTCCTTGTCCAGGCCGAGGTCCCGGCCGTGCTCGACCACCATCTGCCGGCGCATGCGGGTCATGTGCTTGTGGAACAGCTCGGGGCTCCACTCGCGGATGCCATCGGTCTTGTCGGCGGCCTCGCACTTCTCGGCCCAGTAGCGCCGGTCGATCGAGTCGAACAGGTGCCGGCCGGGTCGCGGCTCCTTGCGGAAGAACTTGAACATGTCGTCCAGCCGCTGGAACACGTAGGTGCCCATGTCGCCCGTGAAGCAGAGATACCCGGGCCAGGTCACCAGCTGGAAATGCATATCCCAGCTGCCGGGTTTCTTGAAAAGCACTCGACGAGTATTGCCGTCGTCCAGCAATACCTGAATCTCGTGCTTCGCAATATCTCGCTCGAATCTCTCGATCGTGGCTTTGTCCATTATCTGGCTCAAATGATGAGGTTGGTCACCATGCGCTGTTTCATCAAGTCGATGGGCGCCTGGTTCTTTTTCTGGAGTAACTGCACCGCCTCCTCGGGGAGTTTCTTCCCGCGGCAGGGGCAGGTGGCAATCAGGGCTTCGACCGGAGAATGTACCGAGGCCGGCAGCAGCCGCAGGTAATCGCACAGGTCATTACTGGAATTCAGGACCTGATTGATATACCCCAGGACATAAGGGAGCTCCTTTTCATTGAGCTCCTTCAGGTCCCGGAGATACTCGTTCATGTCGGGCTGCAACGCCGGCGCCAGCCGGTTCATCTTCTTGGGCAACGGCGAGGTATCGCAGTTGTAGAGGATGTTCCGGTACATGAAACTCTTGTGGGAATATCCGCAGAGCACGGCATTCTTCACAATGAGTTGGTCAAGCCGATCCTTGAATCGCTTCTGGATCGGGGCGTAGAGATACTCGTACAGCGCATCCTTGATTTGCTGCTTGGTTCTCGGGTCGTGTTGAAGGGTTTCCGACATGATTTCCCGCGGCATTACTGCCGGATTATCAGGCTAGGTCGCCGGTCAAATAGACCCGGTTTCTGGCCCGGCTGACGCCCACGTAGAGCATTCGGGCGATCTGGTCACCGCTGTTGCAGCGGCGGACGTCGTCGAGGTCGATGTAGACCTCGTCGTAGGTGGAGCCCTGGGCCTTGTTGATGGTCTGGGCGAAGGCGGCGCGCAGGTCGATCCAGGACTGTTCGATGTCCTGCATGACCGGGTACTCGTCGTTGGCACGAGCGGTCTTCAGGCGGCCGTTCTTGGCCTCCAGGCTGTTGGGCATGAAGGCCTCGATGCGGCCGTCGCAGGTGAACCAGCGGCCCTGGACGCCGTGGCACTCGGTGTCCTCGCTGATGCTGGAGATCTGCACCAGCTGGTCCGTCTTGAGGGTCTGCTTGCCGACCTGGCAGAAGCTGTTGACGATGGCGTAGTCGCCGGCCTGCAGCTGCGGATCGCCCTTGGCGTGCTCACGCACGAAGGCGTTGTAGGCGATCACGAGCTTGTTGGTCCACCCGAGAATCTTGGAATCTCGGTAACGCCAGTCCGGGCGAGTGAATTCCTTCAGCACCGCGGCGTTGAATGCATCTCGATCGAGATACACCACCGCGTTGCCATCGGGTTTGAAACTGAAGAACTCACCCGTCTCGACGGTATTGCGGAATTTCGTGGAGAGATCCACGATGGGGTTTCCCGCGGCCTGGCGGACCACCTGTTTCAGGGCGGCGCCATTGAATCCCGCATCGAATACCGGAGTACCCGTGGCCTTCACCGGCGTGAGTTGCGCAGGGTCGCCGATGAAAACGATCTTGCAGTTTTCCGTCCACTCGAAAATGAGTTTCAGGAGGGCCGAGTCGATATAGCTCGCCTCGTCGATGAACAGAATGACGCGGGATTTCTTGACGGTACTGCGCGAGGTGGCCAGCTCGGTTTCGCCCGTCTTGAAATTGGTGCTCACGCGCAGGCCCAGGTACGAGTGAATGGTTTTCACTTCGTGGCCGGTGATCAGCGCGAGATTCTCCGCGGCCTTGTTGGTGGTGGCCGTCAGCGCCATATCCCACACGGGGAAATCGGGGCTGATGAGCTGCAGGGTCTTCTGGTAATCGGGCAGCCGATCCAGGAGATTGTGGACGAGGGTGCTCTTGCCGCAGCCGGAATATCCGGACAGCACGAACACAGTTTCCAGCGGGTCGCTGAGAAACTTGAAGAAGGCGTCCAGGGCGGATTGCTGGTCCTGGGTCAGAGTGAGTTCTGCGACGGCGGTCATGGGGTATTGATTTGGTTTCCGAGTTGGTCGGTTCTGCCGGCTGTCTCGGCATCCTTGAGTTCTTGGGGAGTAACTCCTAGGAGAATCGCCATTCGCAGGCGGTCATACTCCTCGGCGGGCATTACCGAGAACTTGGCGAAATTCGGCGAGATACCCTCCAGCCTATGGTCGGTGCCATAGTTGTGGGACCATTGCTCCACCTGGCCTAAAGCCTCGATGAACGCCAGGCCCGCCTTATAGGGGAGAACCAGCTTCTCGCAGCTGGTCATACTCTCCAGCTGGATCAGCATGTAATTCTCCCGGGCCTTGTGGGCCTTCACGAGTTTCTTGGCGTCCTGGTAATTCATGGAGTATCTCGGCGCAGGTTTAGACCTGGTAGTGGATGGTCTTGCCCCAGGGGGCTTTCCAGCCGGGGTTGTTGTGGATGAGCCAGACGGTATCCGTGCGCAGGGTATTGAGTGGGAATCGGAATTCCCCATCGGTGAATACCATCAGGCACTGCGGGTTATTCTTCTCGCACCACTCCATCACCGGCTGAATCTTGGTGCCGCCGCGGCCGGTAAATGGCACGTTGACCAGTTCCAATACGTTCTTGACGACGTCCACCGATTTGAGATTGGTGTCGAACTGAATCAGCGTGATTTTCTCCGGCATCATCATGCGGAGAATCCCGGCAATCTCGGAAACGAAGCGGTTGAATTCTTCGTCCGAAACTGATCCGGAAATATCCACGGCAACGGCCAGGTCGATGAGAGATTCACCCCACAAACTCGGCAGGTGGTGTTTCGGGAAAAACCTGCGGTTGGGGCGGCGGAACGAGTAGTCCGACTTGTTGAATTTCTGCAGGTACTTCTGCAGGATGCGCTGCCAGGGCAGCTTGGGGTTGAGGATCTTGTCGAGCAGGAGCTCGATGTCGCCGGGGATGGTGCCCGGCTTGTCGTTGGACATCTTGGACTGGATGCGCGCACGCACCACGATGTCGGTGATGTCCTTCTCCAGGTCCGGGTCCTCGGTGGGCTCCTCGAGGTCGCCCCCGATGGGGTTGCCCAGCATCTCGAGGTCTTCGTCCTCCAGGAGCTTGTAGACCTCGTCGGCGCTCATGCCGGCGTACTTCGTGTCGAGCAGCCAGCCGGGGCCGATGTGGAAGCCGCGCTCGTGCAGCTGCAGGTTGATGACGTAGTCCGTGGCGTAGTTCCAGCGAAGCGGGTCCCGGCCGGCCAGGCGCCCCATGTGCATGTAGGCGCAGTGCATCGTCTCGTGGATCAGCAGGCTGATCTGCAGCTCCAGGCTCAGCCCCATGAAGTAGCGGGGGCTGATGCGGATCTGCCGGCCGTTGGTGCAGGCCGTGGGGACTGTCGGGTCGAAGACGTGGCGCAGGCTGAAGCACAGCGTGGTGAAGAACACGCTGTCGGGCTTGCGCATCAGCTGGATCTTGGCCTTCGACAGCGCCTTGGACTCCTCGGGAGTGGGCTGGTAGGCCCGTGCGCGCTGCGTGCTGGCAGCTGCGTTGGTGGCCTTGTTGATGGCCGTGGTGCTGGTCATGGGATTCCTTCTCCGCAATGAAAAAAGAGGCCCATGGCCTCTGTGTGATCGTTGTATGCAGCTGGTTCAGTGGGGGGAGCTTTACGTCCGGGTCGGCATCAAGATCAAGGCAGTGCTGCAGCGACTGCTCGTGTCTCAGATGGCGCCCGGACGGCTCCTGGACTGCTGCGATGTGGGCAGCCAGGTGCGAGGTCAACGGCGCGGTGGTTGGTGCTCTAAGAGCTCAGTGCGGCGCCTGGTTCGACCCTCATATGCGACAGGTGCGCGAGGGTTTGCTGGTCGGGTTGCGTTGGCCCTGAGCGGGCCGCAGCTATATGCTGTTCATGGGGTTCTCCATGGTCGATCTGTGGTCTGGACTCTCGGGAGTCGTGGGCGCGCAGGGACTGCGCCTGAGCTCAGCTACTGCTCAGCGCCGGCCCACCTCGGACTTCCACTGCGCGCGCTTCTTCCCGCCCTTGCCGAACCAGGGGTTGGCGGTGACCAGGGCAGGCAGCTTGCGCGGCGCAGCCCGGGGGACTTCGGCGACGGCCGGCGTGGCCAGGGCAGCCAGTGCGGTCGCGGCCGCGGTCAGCAGGCGGGGGATGGAGCGGGTGTTGCTCATGTGAGCACCTTGGCCTTGAAGGGCATCTTGGCCAGGCACTCGCACAGCGCCTGCTTGTGGACCTTGTCGATCTCGACCATCACGACCATGGTGGTCTGGGCCTTGAGCCAGCGCTTGAGGTGGGCCTCCACGGAGGGGCCGTCATCGGCGTCCTCCGACAGGAAGACGACGCCACCGGTGACTCTCACCTCGGCGGTGTCGCTGATCTGGTCTTCGTCGACATCGCCGTTCCAGGGCCGGCCATCGACGACGACCTCGGCGTCGTCCATCCAGGCACCTTCGGGCCAGAACGCGGGGTCCTGGGACTTGATGAAGGCCTTGTACTGCAGGCCTGTGGTCTTGACGGTCATGGTGTGGTTGCTCCTTTCGGTGCGATGAGCTGGCGAGCCAGGTACAGCTTCCCGTACTCGACTTGGTTCTCCCAATCTCGGGGCACGGTGCGTTCCTTGTGCTTGAGGATCACGGCCTTGAGCTGCTCGTGGTCGTCGATGACCTTGAGCAGGTCATCCAGGTACACGCCGAGGTTCTCGTCGTAGACCTCCTTGACCTCGAGCTCGCCATCGGGGGTGAAGCGAACGGACTTGGTGCCTGCACCGTACTCACTGCCGGCTTCCCACCCCATGTCGTAGGCGATGCCGGCGTCGATGAGGGCTTGCTGATCGCCTCTGTCGAGCTCGCCGTAGTTGACTTCCTCGAAGCTGAACCACCACAGGTTGGTATCCCGCTCGTCGTCTTCGCTGAAGCCGTCGAGCAGGTCCCTGGCTTGAGGCCCAAGCTCCCGTGGCACGTACAGGTTGACGTAGGTGCGGTCACCCATGTCAGGCCTTGCTGGCCGACTGTTCCAGCTCGGCGATGCACTCCTCGTGGTACTCGACCATCTTGGAGGCCCAGGTGGCGTTGGCCTTGGCTTCCAGCAGGCGACGCTTGTGCTCGGCCAGCTGCTTGGCGGCCAGGTCTTCGGCGGTGGGTTTGCGGAGGAATTTCATGGTGGGCAGGGGGATGGTGAAGCGGGACCGGGAGGTCCCATGGATCTGGATCAAGGGAACCTCCGGGGTGGTGCTTGGGTGATGGAGGGAACGGTGGTGGTAGCGGTGGGGGCTTAGAACAGCTCGACCGCGGAGGTGGCTACCCACTCACGCATCGACGAGTGCTGGAGCATCGTCTTGTTGCGGCGGACGGTGTCCTTCAGGGTGACCACCTGGAACTCGGCCGGCATGCGCTTGATGAACTTCATCAGCTGGCCGAAGTTCGACTCGTTGGCGTTGTGGCTCAGGGTGCCCGTCAGCGCGTACAGGTAGCTGGGTTCGGCCGGCACCGGCACACCTTCCGGGTTGGCCATGATCTGCGCGGGCTTGGGCACGTGCTCGTAGATCTTGCAGAACGTGATGAACTCGCGGGCCACGCCTTCACCCAGGGCACCGGCCAGCATGGGCAGCGTGTCGTGGTCGGTGATGTCGGACACGCCGACGATGCGGTTGGCGAACTCCCAGGTGCGCGGGCAGGCGTAGGTGACGTCCGTGTGGTCCGGCGTGAAGTTGTAGAGGTCGCCCGGCTTGAAGCGGATGAAGTCGAGGATGCGGTGATCCAGCTTCTCCGATGCGGCCCAGGCCAGCCACTCCTCGTTGTCGAGCACGAGCTCGAGGTGGACGATGCGCGACTGCAGCGCGGTGGACATCGGGTTGACGATGGCGCCGTCGCTCTCCAGGTTGCCGGCGCACACGATGGCCAGGTTGGGGTGCAGGTTGTGGATGCCCACCATGCGGTCGAGCACGACCTTGTAGGCCGCGGCCTGGACTGCCGGACTGGCCGAATTGAACTCGTCCAGGAACAGCAGCCAGCCGTTGTAGCCCTTGGGGATCTCGTCGCCCTCGATGGGGAACGTGTCCATGGGGGCGTAGCCGGCGCGGCCGTCCTTGTTGATGGTCGGGAAGCCCAGCAGGTCGGTCGGATCGCACTGCGAGAGACGCAGGTCGATGACCTTCAGGCCGTACATGGCGGCGATCTGGCGGACGACGCTGCTCTTGCCCAGGCCGGGTGAGCTCTTGAGCATGGCCACGAGCTTGGCCTTGATGATGGCGGTGATCATCTTGACCGCCTGGCTGATCTTCACTTGCATGGTGGTTGTGTCCTCGGAGAGGTTGTCTGTCTTGGTTCAGCTCAGGCCGACATGCACTGGTGCTTCGCCAGCTCGCTGAGCAGGGTGTTGTGGTACGTCATCAGCAGGGTGGTGACGTCGTTCTTGGAGGTGAGGGGCAGGCGCGACTCGGCGAGATCCAGCACCTCCTGCAAGCTGCCCATGGTGGGGAACAGCGCCATGGGCATCGGCGGGAGGGGTTGGTGCATGCTGGTTCAGGCTGCGAGTGCCGGGTTGCGCAGGAAGGGCTGGCTCGGGTGGGGCTTGATGACCGGGTGACGGCGGTACAGCTCGGCCAGGTCCCGGGAGAAGTGGCCGCTGATGGGCATCGGGGCCTCGCCGGGCTTGCACTGGGCGATGATCTTGATGAGGTCGTCGACGCCGATGCCGGCGCCTTCGAGCACCTTCATCACGCGGTAGGCCTCGCCCTTCAGGCGCGGCACCGGGGTGGCCAGGCCACGTTCTTCGAGCACGCGGCCGATGGTGCGGGGGCTGGTGTCGAAGTCCTTGGCGATGTCCTTGATGGTCTTCTGCTTGCTGCGGTAGATCTGGACGATCTGGTCCTTCTGCAGGGCGGTGAGGTTCTTGACGATGGTGGTCAGCATGGTCTGGTTCGAGGGGTGTGGGTTGGTGGGGCCGAATGAAAAAAGCCGACAGGCCCACCCTGTTGGATGGATCTGTCGGCTCTCCCCACTCGTGGGGGCGCCCGGAGGGCGCGTGTGGTTCTACTGTCGGCTGTTCTGCTGTGCTTCCATGAGCCTCAGCAGCAGCTGCAGCTCGGACAGCTGCACTGGAGTGCTGCTGCCTTGTTGGCCTGCGATCAGGCTCTTGAGGTAGTCGATCGGGTTCACTGGTTCTCCTAGCAGAGTGCGTAGTTGGATTGGCGGATGAGGTCAGCCAGGTTGAACGACAGCTTGTTGATGCTGATCGGGCAGCCATGGATCTGACCCAGCAGGTCTTCCAGGACGTTGGAGTCAGCGATCTCGGCGAGGATCTCGCGGTACTGCCAGCGCACCCAGTTGATGTTGTTCGCGTGAGCCTTGAACTCATCGTGAACCGTCACCAGCGGGAACGGGCGGTACTGGAGCATGCCGTTGCACATGTGCTGCAGTGCCTCCAGGTGGTCCTGGCTCAGCACCTGCACGTTGTCGGCGTTCAGGTGAGGCAGGATCACGGCGCTGGCGTGCGTGCTGCGCAGGTACTGCTGCACGTAGTAGCCGGCCTTGCCATCGGGGATCCGCTCGTCGCGGGTCACGCCCATGGAGCGCACGGCCAGCTCGGTGTCGATCAGCACGCTGGCGCGGTTGACGACCTCCCGGTCGTAGTTACAGCGCCGGTGCATCTCGCGCAGGACGTAGGCGTCCATGCTGTGCGTGACGTTGGCGGCGTTGGCCAGGCCCTTGCGCTCACCTTCGTTCTCGTAGAACTCGTAGGTGAAGCTGGCGTGATCGAGCTCGTCGACCTCGATGCGAACCTCGCGCTTCTTCATGACCCGGACGCGGGCGTCGTAGCCATCAGGCAGCTTCCAGGCGTGCTGCAGGGCGAAGGGCTGCCAGCTGGCCAGCAGGTCCTGCAGCAGCGTCCAGGCGCCCGGTGCCACGACCATGGCGGCCTGGTAGAAGGCCTCCAGCTCGGGCGTGTCCTCGCCGAAGATGTCCTTCGGCTGGCGCTTGGAGCCGTAGAAGCTCGTCATGAGGGCCGTCTTGGCATCCCCGCGGGGAACGTCGACGGACAGGCCCTGGGTGGCCAGCAGCTCGTTCATCACGCGGGTGGTCTTGGAGTAGGCGTCGGCCCGCTCGTTGGGGTTGACCAGGCCAGTGGACTCCGCGCCGGCGATGCAGCCGGTGAGCACCGACATGATCTGGATGCCCGAGCAGGTCGCATCCACGCCCACCATGTGGCCGGTGGGCTCGTGACGCATGGCCTTGCGGATGGCCAGCACCGCCTTGCGGTACAGCGGCTGGGTTTCAGCCTGGTCGGCGATGGCCTCCAGCTGGGTGAGGTTGTTGGTGGCCCAGTCGATGCGCTCCTCAAAGAGCATCTTGTCGTGGCCAAAGTTGTTGGCCGCGTCGATGAGCAGCCACTGCCAACCGGTGTAGGTCTTGAACATGTGATCTCCTTGGATTGAATGGATGTGGGCCACCGCTCAGTTCAACTGAGCAGCAGCACGTAGGCCTTGAGTTCGGGTGGAACGTCGCTTTGGGCCTCGGTGTCGAGCACCGGGGTCAGGTCCATGCGATACCAGCGGCGTGGTTCCCACCTGGACTTGCCATGGTGGTAGTAGATGAAGGCGCCGTTGTAGAGCTCCTGGTCACAGGCCAACCGAACGGCGTTCAGCGTGTCTTCATCCGGGTAGGACTCATACGGAAGGCCGGCGTAGAAGATGGTGGCGTAGGTCACACCCGGATTTCCAACAGCAGGGCATCCACATGGACCTGCTTGGGCAGGTTCTTCTTGGGGATGTGGGTCCACTTGTGGCCGGCGGTGCGACGCTTGGTGCGCAGCTTCCAGGGGGACGAGGTTGAGTCGCCGAAGCGGACGTAGGTGCCCCTGGGCAGGATGCTGGCCATCGACTGGGGCACTTCCTTCATGCCGTGGTCGCGGTGCCAGGTCAGCAGACTGGACATGGTGGATCTCCTAGAGGTTGATGCCCTGGATCAGGGCGATGGTCTTGAGTTGGTCGGACAGCTGCTCGACGAAGGGCACGCGGACCCATGCCTCGATGGTGGTGAACGGCTTCTTCTTGTCGGGAGCGAAGCGCCGGTAAACGTGCCAGTCACCCATGGTCCCGCGCATGTGGTCGCCGATCCGGGGATCGAAGGTGTGGTCGAGGCCCACTTCCTCGATCACTGGCTGGCCGGGCCGCCAGGACAGCAGGGTGGATCGCCAGGTAGTCATGTGGATCTCCTACAAGGTGATGCCCTGCAAGAGGGCGAGGGTCTTGAGTTCTTTGGGGAGATCAGCGCCGACAGGCAACTGCTCCCAGACATGCCAGCCGCCCGTGAGGACTTTGCGCACGCACCAGCGCCCATGGGTGGTGCGCGAGTAGGTGCCCAGAGGGACATCGCGGTTGATGCGATCGCCCTCCAGGATCACCGTCTCACCTGGCACCCACATCAGCACGCCGGCACTCCTTCGACGAGCTCCTTGTCAGCGAACTCGATCATGGCCTTCTTGAACGCAGCGCCCTGGGTGTTGATGTGATACCCGCAGGCGTAGGAGCGGCCGCGCTTGTCGACCTTGTGGGTCAGGTGGAAGCGGTTGCCCTGCTGCTGCATGAGGCTGTAGAACTGGTAGCTCTGCTTCTTGAAGCGCTCCCAGTTGTCGCGCTTGTCCTGCGAGTCGAGCTCGAAGGTGGGCTCCTCCTCGACCTGGCAGAGGAACTCCAGGTCCAGGCTGAGGGCCACCTTGTTCTGCAGGTTCAGCGTGTCCAGACACAGATCGCCGTCGTGGTGGTTGCCACTGCCGAGGATCAGGCTGTCGTTGTGCGTGAGGTAGCCGGAGCTGAAGTTGTGAGTCAGCTCCAGCGGCTCGCACACCATCGGAGGCAGGTACTGGCTGTTCTCGATGAAGTCGACCAGGAGGTCGGACAGCGGGACACGGGACACCACCATCAGGGAAGCCTCCCGGCTTTCCTTCGTGATGTCGAACGCATCGGTCTGGCACAGCACGGCCATGAGCTCGGCCACCGTGGTGATGGCCTCGGTCTTGTCCGAGAACTTCAGGCGAGCGGCCAGCTGAGCCGTCACCGAGGTGAACAGCTCCGGGCGCAGGCAGTAGGCGATGCCCACGAACATGTCCATCACGAGGGCCGGGATGTCCATGGCCTTGAGCTGGGCCAGGCGCTTCATCTTGGAGGCGTAGTACTCGCCGTTGAGGTAGGCGTGGACCAGGTCTGCGCCCTGCTCCACCTTGGCCACCATGCCCGGGTCGGACTCGATGGCCTTGCGGATCTTGGCGTCGATGTGCTTGCGGTTGAAGCGCTCCTCGTTCATCTCCTGGAGAACGATCTCGCGCATGGTTTCAACGTGGGGTTCGTTGTCGTCTGTCATGGATGGTTCTCCGTGGTTGATGGATGGGTTAGGTGGCTTGTTCGTTGGCCTGGTCGCGCAGCATCAGCGCGCTGCCAATCAGCTCGTCAGGCAAGAAGTGCCGGACTTGCAGCCGCTCGGCCAGGTCCTCGGGAAGCTGCTGCAGGATGGCTGCAGCTTCGTCGAGGAGGCTGGCCATGGTGGTGAGGTCGTTCTTGTTGAGGGGCATGTCAGGGCTCGAACTTGTAGAGCTGGTAGTCGGGGTCCACCGGCGCGTAGTAGTTCGGCCCTTGCGGGTAGACCTGGTTGAGTGCTTCGCACACCTGCTTGGCTTGCTCCTCCGGCATGGCAGGCACGTTGAGGAAGGCCTCGGTGAACATCTCCAGGTCGAAGTTCGACTTGATGGCGATGCGCTTCAGGGACATGAGAGCTCCTGTGGTTGAAGTGGGTGGATCAGGCCGCTTGAGCGGCCGCCCAGGTCATGGCGCCTTCAAGCGAATCGCCAGTGGTGTTGGGCAGGTGGTCGACGGTCAGCGGCTCGGGCTGCAGCTGCGCACGCAGGGTGGCGATGACGCTGTCCAGCTTGGCTCGGTACAGGTTGTGGAAGGCCGCGTTCTGGTGCGCGTCGAAGGCCTGCTTGAGCAGCGGGTGGCTGTTGGCCACCTCGACGAGCTGGGCCTGGTTGGCTTTGCCCCTGCGCCAGACGTTGCCGTCGTCGCTGTAGTCGTAGTGCCAGTCGTGTGCGGCCAGGCGCTGCACGAAGGCGTTGAAGATGGTGAGGTCGAGAGGGGTTTGCATGGGGTCCTCCGGGAAAAGGAAGGGCACGGGCAAGGCGCCCATGCCATGGCCGGTAGGCCATCCCCCTGCGTGATCGGATCAGGGCATCAACGGCAGCGACACGTGATGCTTCACGCCGCGGCACAGCTCCCAGGTGTGCTTGGTGCCACCGTCATCGGGCGCATCACCCTGACCGAAGGTGTAGGCCAGCATCTGCTCGGCCTTGGCCACCTTGCGGTTGCGGGCGAACATGGCCTCGTAGCCCTCAGCAACTGGCTCGGCCTCGCCATGACAGCCATCGCAGCTCGCCGCGGTGCGGATCTCGCCGATGGTGTCCAGCTGCAACGTCTCGCTGAAACGGTGGTGATAGAACGTGGCGGCAGTGCCAGCGCTCTTGGGCGGCCCCATGAAGTAGTTGTGGGTGCTGCTGATGGGCGCCGGCAGGTACAGCGTGATCTCGTGGGCCACACCGGTGAGGAACAGGTGGACGGCCAGGTGATCAGCCCAGGCAGCGCCACCGGACACCACATGGGCGCCCTTGGGGATGCGGGCCAAGGCATCGGCCACCATCCAACCCCACAGCGCAGGGGTCATGGGCTTGGTGCGGTCACGGCCAGCGGTGCCGATGATGGCGATGCGGGCTCCGTTGTCGTTGGTGAACATGAGAGATTCCTTGAGTGCTTGGCTTGTCGACATGACTGCCAGCACTCGGCCGGCAGGCCATGAGGAACAAGGCCCGCGGTCTTGACGACTGGCGGGCCATGGATCAGCAGGGGAAAACACACCACCGCCGCATCCGAAGATGGGCAGTGGTGGAGGTGCGCTGGATCAGTCGAGCGCGAAGCCGGGAGCGTCGTCGCCCTGGGCCACCTGGAACTCCAGCTGCAGCTTGCCGAGGATGGCCTGCACGCGGGTCGGGTCGGCCTTCAGCCATTCGATGAGCTTCTTCTCGGCCGCCTTGCCAGCCTTCAGGCCGATGGCGCCGAGCTTCTTGCGGCCCTTGCCGTCCGAGCTGGGCAGGTACAGGTTCAGGAAGGCGTCGGACTTCCAGCGGGCTTCGTTGTTCGAGCCGTTGTTGGAGGGAGCGTTGGAGATGAGAGATGCCATGGTGTGCTTTCGAGAGTTGAGGTGAGTTCGGCAGGCGGACTTGCCTATGCCTTCACATGGCCGGCAGGCCAGGTATTCGGTCTTCAGGACCGGCAAGACTTACCGCATAGCCGACACACCCCAACCGGGGTTTGTTTGTTTTGCCCGTTCGAGAGTTAGGGTGAACCCTCGAATGGGAGCCGGACTTTACTGCGATGGCAGCGATTTGGCAGGTTCCCATTCAGCCGGATTGAATGAGTAAATCCTACAAAGTGGAATGTGGGATGTCCCACATGTCAGGATGGGTACATGTCGCGTTGGGGACATGCCACTAAATGTGTGGTTTGCCACTGCAAGCAGCGGCCACGTATGGTGTCCAGCCGATTGACGAGTGGGCAGCGTCTTGTCCTCGGTTTTGGGTTCCTCTGCATTTGTGCAATCGGGGTTCGGCAAAGAAGCCGTGCTCTGGACGTAAAAACAGCGCCTGAAAAGGTGCAAATCCGACTGCAAGTTGTGGAAATTCATGCCCTAGCCGTATAAGGGCCAGGGCAATGATTCAAAGAGAGTGAATGGTTTGTTCAGGCTGCTTTCAGCTCCGGATCAGGTTGATGAGGCTGACGACGCAGCGGTGGATCAGACGGAACTTGGTCGCAGCGACGGCCATGAAGCACATGACAGCGCCGGCGATGTAGGGGTGCAGGCCGTGGCCTTCCTCCAGGTAGGAGATGGCCAGCGAGCCGTAGCCCAGGATCATGGCCAGGCAGCCCAGCACGTAGATCGTGGTGATGAAGTCGGCGATGCGGCAGGGCATGGCCACGTTGGCTTCGGCCTGGTCGTAGAGCTTGGAGGCCGGCGCAGGGCAGTGCTGACGATGCAGGGCACGGCTGGTGTGGCTGGCTTGATGGTCGGTGGCAGCGGCCATGGCGAGGTTGGCAGAGAACTCGGAACGGTCGTGACGGGACATGGTGTGATCTCCTGTGAGTGGTTGGTGAGGTCCACTGCCTGGCCGGTAGGCCAGATGGGAGATGCACAAAAAGCAAAGCCACCCGAAGGTGGCTGTGCGTGGTGGAGCGAGGAAGGGCCTAGAGCGTGGCCAGGCGCATGACCAGGCACACGATGGCGAAGGCGATGAGGCGCAGCATGGTCAGGCAGGGTGTGCGGTGATGACCAGCTTCTGCCGCTTGGCCACGCTGATGCGGTAGGCCAGGGCCACAGCTTGGCGCTTGGTGGCGACCAGGTTCCGTGGGCACCATTCCCCTTCGACGTAGACGTCGAACGAGAGGTGACCTGGCCACTGAATCACGTAGCAGCCGCGCCGGCGAGCCTGTTGGATGCGTCGCTTGAGACGGGACATGGTCAGGCTCCGTGGTTGAGCAGGTTGGGATGGGCACGCAGGATGGGACGCATGAGGTCCGGGTGACGGCTGATCATGCGAAGGATGCGCAGGAGAGTGCGGTGCATGTCAGCTCTCCAGCCAGGCCAGGAGATCGGACTCCAGCGACAGCAGGTAATCGAGGTGCCACTGGCGCTCCAGGTCTGCCATGTCAGCGAGTTCGTAGTAGTCCATGAGAAGTCCTCCAGATGGGTGAGAAGTACTCGACATGTGTCGAGGCCATCGCTTGGCCGGAAGGCCAGAGATATAGGCTGGGTATCGGAATGAGGGTGAGGGTGGTCAGGGTATAGAGGTGGAAGGGATTACCCAGCAACCACAGGTCGCTGTCCCCTATCTCCATAACCCTGCAGATGATCAACAGTATGCAGAGGACTATATGCCCAGGTGGGCTGGACTCTCCTCTTGCTGAATATCTGTCTTCATGTGTAGTGTGTAGTTGTGTAGAAAGGCAAAGCCTCCCGAAGGAGGCGATGCTGTTACTGCACAGTGGTGGTGGATGCGGTGGCCGATGCCTGCTCGGGATGAGCTGCATTGAGCTTGGCCAGTTCTTCTGCGTGCTTGCGCTGCATCTTGATGAGGTTGCGCTGGCGATCCAGGCGAGCTTCATCAGCGAACTTGGCAGCACTCTCCTCGGCCCAGTCAGCCAGGTGATTGACGGCGTTGCCTCCCTTTTCCAGAGCGGTGAAGAACACAGACAGGGCAGCCCACAGTTGGGCGAGCATCTTGAACATGGTGGAATCTCCTACGTAGGTTGATGAACAGGTGGATAGCTACGCCACCCGCGTCAAGGCCGGAGGCCTTTGGAGTCCCTACGCGAGGAGTGGGGGGGGGGGTGATTTGGAGTTTGCGGAACGTGGTGGGAGTCCTGCACTCGTACCCCGCTATGAAAATTCCCCCAACCCCGCGGTTACATATTCGCCCTCCCCTTTCCAGAAAATGGCTGGTCCCGGGTTTCAGGTACTATATGTCCCCTATAACCCAACCTGAACTAGACCATTACTCGGGAGGATGAATGTCCAGTACTGCTGATGTACCGGCTGAGCACAGTCAAGCTGTGACAAATGTGGGTCCTGCGCTTATCGGTGGAGTAGTTCCGGCATTGACGCTGGAGCAGTTCCGCCAGGCACTGCCCGACAAGGTGAAGAAGTCCATCAACCAGGAGCTGATCGACCAGATCAATGCCACCCTGTCGGACCCCGACCAGTACGAGGCGTACCGGGACAACCTGCTCAGCTACACCAAGGTCATGACCGATGGCCGGTGGAAGATCTCCGAGTACCTCAACGCTGTGCGCTACGTGAGCTTCAAGCTCATGGGCTGCACCAACATCGAGGCCTACACCAAGACGTTCCCGGACAAGTACCAGCGCTTCGTCTCGGCCGGCGTGTCCAGCAAGGACATTGCCTCCTACGTCACCGCGTTCAACAAGTCCAAGCTGGTCAACCTGATCTTCGAGCAGACCCTGATCCCCAGCTACGTGCTGAACCAGGACCTGTACCAGCGCGCGCTCAACGTGCAGGCGGACCTGATGATGAACGCCAAGAGCGAGAAGGTCCGCTGCGAGGCCGCGAGCTCCCTGCTCACCCAGCTGAAGCAGCCGGAGGTGAAGAAGGTCGAGCTCGACATCGGCATGAAGGAGGACAGCTCGATCGGTGCCCTGCGGGCCGCCACTCTTGAGCTGGCTCGGCAACAGCGCCTGGCCATGGAGGCCGGGCAGATCACTGCGAAGGAAGCGGCGCACAGCCGCGTGATGGCCGCCGAGGTGGTCGACGTTCAAGCCAAGGAGATTCCGTGATGTTCCACACCCCCGCCCACAAGGCCGCCCTTTCCCGCCGCCCCGTCGAGACGCTCGACGACGAGATCCGTCGCATGCAGGCCGCGGAGGCCGAGCAGCTTTCCCTTCGCCGAAATGAGGGTCAGACCCTGTTCGTCAGCGACCCGACGCCGGGCGACGACTTCACCGTCGTGGCCCTGGTGTCCAAGCATGGCCAGGTGGTCGACTTCGAGGTGCTCAAGTGAAGCCGGCGTACATGCTGGTCAACGTCCTGCAGCTGGCTGGCTTCCTGGCCTACAACGCCATCTGGCCGGCCGTCATCACGTACTTCGTGACCTGGCTCACCTACCCCCCGGCGGCCCCCTATGCTGCGGCCGCGGTCTTCGTCTGGGACTTCGTGACCACGCTGCGGCGTGTGCAGCTGGTCCGCTACAGCGATGACGATGACACCCCGGGGGGCGGCCCCCGCGCCGAGGGCGGATCGGCATGAGCCCGGTGACCATTGCACTGCTGGTCATGGGGGGCGCTGTCGCTGGTGCCCTGGCTTTCGGGGCCTGGGTGTTCTGGAAGCTGACGAGCCGGGGGTGGCGCAAGTGAGTCACCCATCCATTGCCCATGCCGCTTCGGTCGTGGCCCATGGCGGTGACGCTGTGGCCGCGGCCCTGGCGCCGTGGAAGGTCGAGGACTACCTCAACAACACCAACTACGCCGACGACCCGAGCTACGTGCCGAGCGAGTTCGCGCTCGAGTTCGTCACCTTCATCAAGCTGGTCAACGGGGCGCAGGGCGAGGAGAACAAGACCCCCGTCGTCCACTACAAGATGCTCGACACGATCACCCACGGTGGTCGGCGGGTCATCAACCTCTGTCACCGCGGCATCGCCAAGACCACGGTGATGGGCGAGTACCTGTTCCTCTACATCGCCACCTACGGTGAGCTCCCTGGCTTCGGGCCGGTGGACCTGGCGCTCTACGTCTCGGACTCCATCGAGAACGGCGTCAAGAACATGCGCAAGAACCTGGAGTTCCGCTGGGAGAACAGCGACTTCCTGAAGGAATACGTCCCCGAGATCCACTTCACCGACATCCGCTGGGAGTTCAAGAACGCTGATGGCAAGACGTTCATCGTCAAGGGCTACGGCGCCAAGACCGGCGTGCGGGGCGCCAAGGAGATGGGCAAGCGGCCGCAGCTGGCGGTGCTCGACGACCTGATCTCCGACGAGGATGCCCGGTCGACAACGGTGATCGCCGCGGTGGAGGACACGGTCTACAAGGCCGTGAACTACGCGCTGCACCCGCGCAAGAACCTGATCATCTGGTCCGGCACCCCCTTCAATGCGAAGGACCCGCTCTACAAGGCGGTGGAGTCCGGCGCCTGGGGGGTCAACGTGTTCCCGGTGTGCGAGCAGTTCCCCTGCACGAAGGAGGAGTTCCGCGGCAGCTGGCCGGATCGCTTCACCTACGAGTACGTCAAGGAGCAGTACGACAACGCGGTGAAGCTGGGCAAGGTCGAGACGTTCAACCAGGAGCTGATGCTGCGCATCATGTCCGAGGAAGACCGCCTGATCCTGGACGGTGACATCGGCTGGTACAAGATCGACGCGGTCCTGCGCAACAAGAGCCGCTTCAACTTCTACATCACCACGGACTTCGCCACCTCTGAGAAGCAGAAGTCGGACTTCAGCGTGATCAGCGTCTGGGCCTACAACAACGTGGGTGACTGGCTGTGGGTCGATGGGATCTGCAAGCGCCAGCTGATGAACAAGAACGTCGACGACCTGTTCAGGCTGGCTCAGCTCTACAAGCCGCAGGCTGTAGGCATCGAGATCAGCGGTCAGCAGAAGGGATTCATCAGCTGGATCCAGGAGAAGATGTTGGAGCGCAACATCTATTTCCCCCTGGCCCAGGAAGAAGGTAGTTCCGAGCTGGGTTTGCGGCCCAATACCAACAAACTCCAGCGCTTCAACCTGGTGGTGCCCTGGTTCAAGATGCGCAAGGTTTTCTTCCCGGTGGAGAAGAAGGCCGAACCTACAATCGTGGAGGCCGTCAACGAGTTGAGTCTGGTATCTGCCTCGGGTTTCCGGAGCAAACACGACGACTTCGCCGACACCATTTCCATGCTGGCTTCGCTGCGGCCTTGGAAACCCAGCGAGGAAGCGCCCATGTCGCCGTCCAGTGGAGGGGATGGCATGTGGGATCTGGATGTTCACGAGGACACCGTCGACCGGATGGCGTCCTACATCGTCTGAGGAGGATTCATGAAAATCAATGAGGTATTCGACGCGCTGCGTTTCGGCGAGCTGAGCCAGCTCAGCCTGGCCACGGCCGACGACGGGGACATTCCCGAGAGCAAGTACCCGATGCTGCTGTCGCACATCCAGCTCGGGCTGACGGCGTTGCACAAGCGATTCCCGCTGCGCGAGGGCCGCGTGACGCTGACCCTGCAGCCCGGCCAGGCCGAGTACAAGCTGACCGCGGACTACGCGCTGACGAACCGCTACGCGCGCATGCCGGTGAAGTACCTGGACGACACGGCCGAGCCCTTCCGCGACACCATGCTGAAGCTAGAACGGATCATCCTGGACTCCGGCCGCGACCTGCCGCTGAACCAGGAGGGCAACCAGTGGTCGGCCTTCACGCCTCGGCTGAACTTCCTGCGCCTGCCCGACGAGCTGGTGGCTCAGGGCAGCGACATCCCTGACTGGCTGAAGACGGAGAAGCTGGTGCTGGTCTTCCGGGACAACCACCCGAAGATCGACGTCGAGGACTTCGACATCGAGGACAGCACGATCGACCTGCCGGACAGCCACCTGGAGCCCCTGCTCTACTACGTCGCCGCCCGGGTCCACAACCCGATCGGCACGGTGGGACCGAGCAACGAGGGCCAGGTGGGCATGTCGTGGTCGGCGCGCTACGAGGCCGCCTGCAAGGAGCTCGAGGGCACCAATCTGCGGGTGGATCGTGTGGCCGACAACACGCGGCTGGAGCGCAACGGCTGGGTGTAGGCACAATCGGCACCCTCATCACAAGGGAGCAATCATGGGTGTCGATCTCGTCGCGTTGTTCGTGGTTCTGTGGGTGGTGGTGGAGCTGATCCAGCGCCGGCGCCACAAGACTGGTCGCCAGGCCATGAAGGCGGCCGCCGTGTGGGCCGCGGTGGTCACGGGCCTGGCCCTGATCCCGACATCCAACGCCTTGCTGGGCGCCAACCTGGGAGCGTCCCTGGCAGCGCTGGCCTTCACAGGAGCCGTGGCCCTGCTGGTGTTCTGGCTTCGAATCGCGCTGACCCGACCGGCTACCTGAACAAGGCCTGCAGAAACAACAAAGCCCCCATCGCTGGGGGCTTTTTTCATGGGCGGACGGGAGTCGCGCCTACTTGCCGGTGGAGCCGAAGCCACCCTGGCGGTCGCTGGCCGGCAGCTCGTCGACTTGCTCCAGCTGCACGCTGGTCACGGGGACGATCAGCGCCTGGATGACACGCTCACCGGCCTTCCAGCGGAACGGCAGCCCGGACTTGGTGCGCAGAGCGGCCTTCCACTCACCGCGGTAGTCCTCGTCGATCACGCCGCAGGTGTTGTTCAGCTCCAGGCCGTGCTTGGCGCCGGTGCTCGACCGTGGCACCAGCAAAGCCACGTGGCCCGGGGGCACCGCCGCAGCGAAACCCAGGCCGAAAAGCTGAGATACCCGGGAGGCAATACCGTCCTCCGGCATATACAGGTCGATGGCGCCGGACTGGGCAGTACCCTTTGTTGGCATAATGAAGCCAGTATGGAGGGGTTTGATTTGCATACTCATTCCTTTCTAGTGGTGATGGTTTGACTGCAACGACGCGGAGCGAGGGCAGCCTATGAACGAACAAACTCAAACGGTGGGAGAAACTCTCCCTCCGTTGACTGACTGGAAGAATGCGCCCACGGTGCGCGATCTTAAACAGGATCTCGAGGAGGCAACTCCCATTCACCAGGCACAGGTTCAGAAGTTGAATCGCTGGCGCGACAACCTGACCTGTACCGGTACGGCTGAAGTGAAAACCCCGCAGGGGAATTCGAAGATTCAGCCGAAACTGATTCGCAAGCAGGCCGAGTGGCGATACCCGGCGCTGAGCGAACCGTTTCTCAGCACGAGCGACATCTTCAAGGTCAAACCAGTCACCTGGGAAGACCGTGATGCCGCCCGACAAAACCAGCTGGTGCTGAACCATCAGTTCAACACCAAGGTGGGCAAGCAGAAGTTCATCGACGAGTACGTGCGCGCAGCCGTCGATGACGGCACCGTGATCGTGATGACCGGCTGGTGCTTCGAGGAGGAGGAGTATCAGGAGGAGGTCGGGGACTTCGAGTTCCGTGTCGACCCCACCGCGACCGAGCTCCTGCAGCAGGTGGCCCTGCTACGCCAGGAGTCGCCCAGCCAGTACGCCACCGATGTGCCCGACGAGCTCAAGCAGGCGCTGGAGCTGACCGAGGAGAACGGTGTGCCTGTGCGGCCGGTGCAGATCGGCACCAAGTGGGTCACCAAGACCCGGGTGGTGAAGAACCACCCGACCGTCGAGGTGCTCGATCCGCGCAACGTGGTGATCGACCCGACCGCCGAGGGTGATCTCGAGCGTGCTGGCTTCGCCATTCGCACGTTCGAGTCGAACCTGGCCACGCTGCGCAAGGACAAGCGCTACAAGAACCTGGACAAGATCAACGTCACCCAGGCCAACCCTCTGTCGGTGCCCGACCACCAGGCCTCGACCGGCGTCTCGCAGTTCAACTTCAACGACGAGCCGCGCAAGAAGTTCGTCGTCCACGAGTACTGGGGCCTGTGGGACATCGACGGCACCGGCAAGGTGAAGCCGTTCGTGGCCGCCTGGGTCAACGACGTCATGATCCGGCTGGAGGAGAACCCGTATCCGGACAAGAAGATCCCGATCGTGGTCGAGCACTACCTGCCGGTGCGCAAGAACAACCACGGCGAGCCCGATGGGCACCTCCTGGAGGACAACCAGCGGATCATCGGCGCGGTCACCCGCGGCATGGTCGACGTCCTGGCCAAGTCGGCCAACGGTCAGACCGGCATGCGCAAGGACATGCTCGACGCGACCAACCGGCGCAAGTACGAGCGCGGCCTGGACTACGAGTTCAACCAGAACGTGGATCCCCGCCAGGGCATCCACATGCACACCTTCCCCGAGATCCCGCAGAGCGCGCAGTTCATGCTGCTACAGCAGAGCCAGGAAGCCGAGTCGATGACCGGCGTGAAGGCTTTCAGCCAGGGCATCAGCGGTGCAGCCCTGGGCGATGTGGCGGCCGGCGTGCGCGGAGCGCTCGACGCCGCTTCCAAGCGCGAGCTGGGCATCCTGCGGCGCCTGAAGAACGGGGTCATCAACATCGGCCGCAAGTTCCTGGCCATGAACGCCGAGTTCCTGAGCGACGAGGAGGTGATCCGGGTCACCAACGAGCAGTTCGTGACGGTGCGCCGTGATGACCTGGCGGGCAACTTCGACCTCGAGCTGACCATCAGCACGGCCGAGGAGGACAACAACAAGGCTCAGGAGCTGGCTTTCATGCTCCAGACCATGGGCAACAACATGGACCCGGGCATGAGCCGCATGCTGCTGGCCGACATCGCGCGTCTGCGCAAGATGCCGGACCTGGCGCACCGCATCGAGGCGTACCAGCCCCAGCCGGACCCGCTGGAACAGCGCAAGCGCCTGCTGGAGATCGAGCTTCTCGAAGCCCAAGTGGCCAACGAGCGTGCTCAGGGCAACCAGCGCAATGCCGCAGCCAACCTGGCCGGTGCGAAGTCCGAAACCGAGGTGGTCAAGAAGGACCATATCAAGGCCGATACCGACCTGAAGAACCTGGAGTTTGTCGAGCAGGAGTCCGGCGTGCATCAGGAGCGCGAGCTCCAGAAAATCGACCGGCAAACTCAGAATCAGGCCGGTATGAAGTCGCTGGATCACGCCTTCGACCGTGAAACTCAGCAGCGAGATTTGCTGAAGGAGTATGTGAAAGGTACTCAGTCGGCAGTTGCAGCCTGAATTTCGTGTATATTCCCGGCCCATCGGGGAGGTAACTCCCCGATTCCCCCGATCAACTACACATACACCCTCCTGAAACATGAGTAGCCAAGAAATCCAAGCGATCGAACAGAACATCCAGGCGGCCAAGACCCGTCTGGAGTTCGGAGCTGCGCTGGAACGTCTGCAATCCAACCGAGATTTCCGCCGAGTAATCGAGGAAGGGTATTTCCGCGACGAAGCAGTGCGCCTGGTCCACCTGAAAGCGGACCCGAACATGCAAACCGAGGAAAGCCAGCGCTCGATCGTCCAGCAAATGGACGCCATCGGCTCGCTGAGCCAGTACTTCGTGACTGTGCGCCAGCTGGCTGGCATGGCCGCCCGCTCCATCGAGGGCGACGAGGCGATGCTCGAGGAGATTCGTGCGGAGGAGGTGCGCAATGGCTGACCAGAACACCCCCGACACCGGCAACGAGCCGGATTACCTGTCGATGTCGGACGAGGAGATGCTCAACACAGCTCCTCCGGTGTCCGGCACCCCTGGCAGCCAGGCCGAAGGTGAGCCGGAAGGCGAAGACGAGGCGGCCAAGGCAGCTGGCGCTGCAGCCACGGCCCAGAACGAGGCCGGCGAGGGCGAAAACGAGGGCGAGGGCGGTGAGAACACCGATCCCAGCGCCGCAGCTGCCGCCGACGCGGACGCCGGCAAGGCGGCCAAGGAGGAAGGCGAGCAAGGCGCGGCTGAATCCGCCGAAAAACAGGGTCAGACCCCTGAAACGGACGCCGGCGCCGAGAAAAAGGACAAGCAGGAGGAGAAGCCGACCGAGAAGCCGACGACCGAGGACAAGACGGTCGACTTCGAGGCCGAGTACAAGAAGCTGCTCGCCCCCTTCAAGGCCAACGGCCGCGAAGTGAAGGTCGACAGCGTGGATGACGCCATCGCGCTGATGCAGATGGGCGCCAACTACAACAAGAAGATGGCGGCTCTCAAGCCGAACCTCAAGCTCATGAAGCTGTTGGAGAACAACGGGCTTCTGGACGAAGGGAAACTGAGTTTCTTGATCGACCTGGAGAAGAAGAATCCCCAGGCGATCAACAAACTCGTGAAGGACGCCGGCATCAATCCCCTGGATTTGGATGCCGACAAAGCAGGCGAGTATCAACCGAAAATTCACACTGTCGACGACCGACAGTTGGCTCTGGATACTGTGTTGGAGGATCTCCAGGATTCTCCCGCGTATGCCCGGACCCTCCAGGTCGTCAGCAAGGAGTGGGACGGTCAGAGCAAGCAGGTGATCGCCGCCGAACCCCAACTGTTGAAGGTCCTGCACGACCACGTGGCCAGTGGCGTGTACGACCTGATCAGCAAGGAGATCGAGCGCGAACGCATGTTTGGCCGCTTGGATGGCGTGTCCGACATCGAAGCCTACAAGCGCGTCGGCGACGCGATCCAGGCCCGTGGCGGTTTCAACCACCTGGCTCCTGCAGCTGCAGCCCAGAAGAAGCCCGCCGACGACAAGCCCGTGGTCGTGGCCCCGAAAGCGAAGCCGGCCGATGACGGCAAGCTGAACGACAAAAGGCGAGCTGCTGCCCCTGCCAGGGGTGCCGCTCCGAGCTCTGTGAAGGCGGACTTCAATCCGCTCGCACTGTCGGACGAGGAGTTCGCCAAGTTGGCGGACCCGAAGTACCGATAACCCAATCCCAACTCTGAGGAGGAAACACCATGTCCGGTATGCAGCGTTACCAAGACCCCGCAGGGGGCACCCCGTCGAGCGTCGGCTCGCAGATGAACACCTTCTACTACGAGAAGAAGGCGCTCATCGAGATCGTCAAGGAGCAGTACTTCAGCCAGCTGGCTGACGCGACCTCCATGCCCAAGAACATGGGCAAGAAGATCAAGAAGTACCACTACCTGCCGCTGCTCGACGACCGCAACGTCAACGACCAGGGCATCGACGCCGCCGGTGCGACCATCGCCAACGGCAACCTGTACGGCTCCAGCAAGGACGTCGGCACCATCTCCGGCAAGCTGCCGGCGCTGAGCGAGAACGGCGGCCGCGTGAACCGCGTGGGCTTCAAGCGCGTCGAGATCGAAGGCACGCTGGAGAAGTTCGGCTTCTTCGACGAGTACACCCAGGAGAGCCTGGACTTCGACTCGGACGCCGACCTGCAGATGCACGTGACCCGTGAGATGCTGCGCGGCGCCAACGAGATCACCGAAGACGCCCTGCAGATCGACCTGCTGAACTCGGCCGGCGTGCTCAAGTACGCGGGCAACGCGGTCAGCAAGGTGACCGTGGGCGCCGACGACGTCGTGGACTACGGCGACCTGATGCGCGTGTCGATCGACCTCGACAACAACCGCACGCCGAAGCAGACCACGGTGATCACCGGCTCGCGCCTGGTGGACACCCGCACGGTGCCCAGCGCCCGCATCGCCTACTGCGGCTCCGAGCTCCTGCCGACCTTCAAGGCGATGAAGGACCTGCACGACCAGCCGGCCTGGATCCCCGTCGAGAAGTACGCCGCGGGTGGCACGCCGGTGCGTGGTGAGCAAGGCGCGATCGACGCGCTGCGCATCGTCGTGGTCCCCGAGATGATGAAGTGGGCCGGCGCCGGCGCCGACGCTTCCGCCTCGCCGGACTACTACGCCACGGCCGGCAAGTTCGACGTCTTCCCGATCCTGGTCGTGGGCGACGAGAGCTTCACCACCATCGGCTTCCAGACCGATGGCAAGACGGTGAAGTTCAAGATCACCCACAAGAAGCCGGGCGACGAGACGGCGGATCGCAACGATCCGTATGGCGAGACGGGCTTCATGTCCATCAAGTGGTACTACGGCTTCCTGTGCCTGCGCCCCGAGCGCATCGCGCTGGTGCTGACCGCCGCCAAGATGTAAGGCCTAGCCGAAATCAGGGACAGACCCTGATTTTCGGCGCGGGGAGCGGGCTTCGGCCCCTCCCCTTCTCCGACAACGAACAGGACACCCCCCTACGCCATGGACAACACCGACCTGCAACAAGACGAGCTGGCCACTCTGAAGGCCCGAGCCGACCTGATGGGCGTCTCGTACCACCCTTCGATCGGCGTCGAGAAGCTGCGTGAGAAGCTCCGCGCCAAGCTCGAAGGCACGCCCGATCCCACGGCCGAGCAGCCTCCGGTGGTCGACGCCGGCGCCGCTGAGTCCGAGCGGGCCAAGCGCATCCGCCTGGTTCGTGAAGCCAACGAGCTGGTGCGCGTGCGCATCACCTGCATGAACCCGGCCAAGAAGGAATGGCAGGGCGAGATCTTCACGGCCGGCAACCGGGCGGTGGGCACCATCAAGAAGTACGTGCCCTTCAACGCCGACGAGGGCTGGCACGTGCCGCGGATGATCCTGCAGCAGATCCAGGACCGCCAGTGCCAGGTCTTCGTGACGGCCAAGGACGACCGCGGCAACAAGGTCCGCAAGGGCAAGCTCATCAAGGAGTTCGCCGTCGAGATCCTGCCGCCGCTGACCAAGGAGGAGCTGGCCGAGCTGGCCGCCCGCCAGGCAGCCACGCACGCCATCGGCTGAACACGACCGGAGCCAGGTAGACCATGAGCGAACCGATCGTCGTCCCGACCATCGCAGACCTGACCACCGCCACGCTGGCGGGCGACGGGGCCTTCGATGTCCTGATGAAGGCCAACAAGGCGCACCTCGAGGACGAGTTCTCCAAGAACCGCATCAAGGGCAGTGAGTACGCCACGGTCTACCTGGGCTCCATGCAGGCCACGCTGGAAACGGCGCTGAAGTTCCTGCTGGAACGCCAGAAGGTGGGCCTGGAAGCCCAGGTCCTGGAGCAGCAGGTGCTGCTGGCCACGGCCCAGGTGGCCAAGGCCAATGCCGAGGTGCTGCAGATCCAGAAGCAGACCGAGCTGATGGAGCAGCAACGCCTGAATGCCATCACCGAGGGCGAGGTCCTGGTGGCGCAGAAGTGCAAGCTGCAGGCCGAGTACGACGTCCTGATGCTGACGAAGGACAAGACCACGAAGGAGTCCGACCTGCTGGCTCAGAAGGTCCTGACCGAGAAGGCGCAGACGCAGGCGATCGGTGTGGACGACAACTCGGTGATCGGCAAGCAGAAGACGCTGTACCAGGCGCAGACCGATGGCTTCAAGCGCGATGCCGAGCAGAAAGCCGGCAAGCTGCTGATCGACAGCTGGAACGTGCGGCGCACCACCGACGAAGCGACGGTGGCGGACGGAACCAACAAGCTCAGCGACCTGTACGTGGGCAAGGCGGTGCAGAAGCTCCTCGACGGCATCGGGGCCGCCTGAACAAGTTGACGCGAGGGTTGGGGAGCTTCGGCTCCCCTTTTTTTTCTGGGGGTGAGGGATGGGTCTGTTCAGCAGCAAGTACGTGACGACGGTGGGCACCTCGGCCTCTCGGGTGATCGAGGACAAGCTGCTCCCGAACGCCATCAAGACTGGCACGTTCAACGCGATCTTGGGCGAGCCGAGCCAGGATGACACCATCTCTGGCTTCATCATGGAGGAGCTCATCGGCAGCATCGGCGTCAAGGCCGAGCGCCTGTACGAGTGGGCTGGCCGCAGCTACGCCTATGGCCTGCCCTCGGGCGAGTTCAAGGACACGCAGGACATCCGCGATGCGATCCAGGTGCACCTGACCACCACGCTGGGCGGCACGATCACGATCGACTACGCCCAGCTGGGGCCGGCCAACGAGCTGCACATGGCCTGGGAGAAGCTGATCGCCGAGCACGGCTACAACCCGGCCACGAACCAGCTGGGCAATCTCACCGCGGTGAAGGGCCAGCCGGTCTACCTGGACGACATGTTCGTCGTGGTCGCTGGCTCGAACCTCAATGCCCGCGCGCCAGGTTCACTGGCTCACTGGGGCCTGCCTCCGTCTGCCGGCTACACACCGGATCGGCCGCTGGGTGCGACGGTGGGGGTCTACCGACCCTTCACCGCGCCGGCGACCGACACCTCCGTGTCGACGGACTACGTGCGGGTCCGCTACGTCTGGGGCCAGTCGGTGGGGCCGACGTACACCGGTGACGGCCAGATCATCACCGAGGCTGTGCCGGCGCCGAAGGAGGTCTTCGACATCTCGATGGCCGGCCTGGTCGAGGGCGACTACCTGCACGCGCGCTACCAGCGCGATGGCGTGCCGGCCTACTGGTCGTATCGCCTGGGCTCGGGCACCTACCCTGCCCTGGATGCACTCGTCGAGTCGGCCCACAGCGAGGCTGGCGCCTTCTTCCCGATGTGCTACGTGCGCTTCGGCTTCCAGTCGCCGCTCGATGACACGACGAGCGACTGGTACAAGCAGTCGGTCAAGTTCTGTCGCTACCTGGGCATGGACTTCGATGCGGTGGCTGACGCCATCAACGAGAACCCGGACATCGGCCAGGTCAAGACGGCCATGCTGCAGCTGGCTGTGCCCGCGGTGAGCACCGACCCGCTGGAGTGCCGCTACCTGTTCCAGTTCTTCGACAACCTCTACGCCAGCGCCGGCACGCCCATCCAGTGGACGCCGGAGAAGACGCTGCTGGACTCGGCGCTGTTCTACCCGCCTCCGAGCGCCAATGCGATCGTGATCCAAGACGCCAGGTTCAAGATGGCGCTGAGCAACGACGGGCTCTACAAGCGCCTGGTGGCTGGCTCCATCGGCCCGGTGGGCACGCACACCGCGGAGCTCAGCACACACCCGGCGACGTACACCTACCGGGATGTGAACCCGGAGAACAGTGCCGAGGTGCTCGTCGGTGTGGTGGAGACACACCTGCACCTGTACCGGCACCAGGTGAGCGCCAACCTGTACGAGGAGATCCAGGTCGTCAACCTGCGGATGCAGCACTTCATCGACGGAGACTACACCAGCCTGCTCGACGGAGACGACAAGCAGGTGCTGCTGATCCCGATCGACCGCTCGATCGCCGGCGACTACACGATGGCCGAGCGAGAGCAGCTGTACGCCAGGTCGTTGCACTTCCTGTTCCACAGCGCGGTGGTGACCAAGCTGAAGTGGTATCAGCAGGACTGGTTCATCACGTTCCTTGAGATCGTGGCCATGGCCATCACGGTCTACACGCTGGGCCAGGACCTGGGCGCCGGCCTGGCCGCGGTAGCGGCCTTGGACGCCGCCCTGGTGCAGCTGGTGATCATCATCGTCAAGCGCATCGTCCTGAACTTCATCATCAGCTGGGCGGTGAAGCTGTTCGTCAAGCTGGTGGGCATCGACGTCGCGCTGATCATCGCCGTGATCCTGGCGGCCTACGGTGCAGCCAAGGGCTTCGATGCCGGCAACTTCGCAGTTCCCGAGGCGCAGCAGATGCTCAAGGCTGCCAGCACGCTGGTGAGCGCGGCCGCTTCCTATGCACGGGACCTGATGGGCGACCTGGTTCAGGACGCCAATGACTGGCAGGCCTGGGTCAAGGAGCAGACCAAGCTGCTCGAGGACGCCAAGGATCTGCTTGACGGCCGGAGCCATTTACTCCAGCCGATGGTGATTTGGGGTGAGAAACCCGATGACTTCTATAATCGAACGGTCCACGCCGGGAATATCGGCGCTCTTGGATACAGCGCAATTTCCTCCTACGTGGATACCGCTCTCAGACTTCCAACTTTGGATGACTCCGTAGGAGGGGAACTAAATGGGCAATGATTACCTGACTGCGCTGACGAACTTCGGCTATATGCCCCAGGGCGGCGGCAATGGTTTCACCGGGAATTTCGGTGAGGTTTACAGCAACCCGGTCGTTCTGCCGCAGCTCAGCAAGGCCGAGCTCGACGGCACGAACGCCTTCGGGGCGAACTCGATCAGCGACTCGCTGCCGCTGTTGGCGTCGGGCACCGGCACCGCGGGCGGTGGCAACTGGATGTCTGGCTTCGGCGACTTCATGAAGGGCGCGGTCGGCACCAAGGAAGCGCCTGGCTGGGGCGGTACGGCTCTGGGTCTGGCTTCGGGCCTGGCCAGCGCCTACTTCGGCATGCAGCAGTACGGCCTGGCCAAGCAGCAGCTGGCAGAAGGCAAGCGCCAGTTCGACCTGAACTTCGGCGCGCAGAAGAACATGGTGAATTCGCAGCTGTCGGATCGCCAGCGCGCCCGGGTCGCATCGAACCCCGGGGCCTACCAGTCGGTGGGTGAGTACATGAACCAGTACGGGGTGAAGTAATGCCGATCACCTGGCAGAACGTCAACGCCCCCTCGATCGCTGAAGCGTCTCGTGCGCTCCTGGCGGCCCAGGGTTCGATCGCCGGCGCCTTCGATGGCGTGGGCAAGGTGCTCACGGACCAGCGCGATGTGAACCAGGGTGTCCTGGATCGCCAGCGCCTGAGCGACACGGTGGCCTTCAAGGAGGCCCTGGCCAACGCCAAGACGCCCGAGCAGCTGGCGGCCCTGCAGCAGTCCGGCCAGCTGGAGCAGATCCGCGCTGCCCTGGACCCCAAGAGCCGGGCCGAACTGATCGGTGCCGAGGATGCCCGCAACGCGGCGGTGCAGCAGCAGGTCCTGCAGAACCAGGCATTCACCGACAAGCAGGCGGAAGTCGCTGCCCGGCCGGTGCTCGAACAGGCCCGCCTCATGGCTGCCCATGGCGATGTCGCCGGCGCCGAGGCGATGCTGCGTGAGCTCGCCGCCAAGGGCATGCCTGGCGTGGGTGAGCTGGTGCAGAAGGCCTACGTCGACAAGCGAGCCGCGGACAAGGCCACGGCCGACATCGCCCTGTCGACGGCCCAGACTGCGGACATCCCGCTGGCTCGTGCCACCGCGGACAAGAACGCCGACTCCACTCGGATCCAGGCCAACGCCTCGGCCACGCAGGCCCAGGCATCCGTGAAGAACGCCAACACCAACGAGAAGCAGGTGTTCCTGCAGAGCCTGGATCGCATGGAACGGGGCCTGGGTGAGACGACGGCGCGCATCGCTGCGCTGGACAAGGGCAACGCCGAGGCCTACGACCGGATCGTCAAGTCGATCTCGGATCAGATCCCGGACAAGGACAACCGCGAGAAGTACATGGCGCTGGTGGGCCAGGCGGTGACCTCTGACCCGCGATTCGCCCACATTCCCGAGGCACGGCTTCAGGCCCTGGTTCAGCAGTACGCCTCGAACGTGGGTACGGGCCTGGTGGGCAACGTCGCCAAGCTGATTGGCTCCAACAAGATGGACGACACGATCGTCGGGCTGCTGAAGGCCGACATGAAGAAGATCGTGGAAGGCAGCGACTTCGCTGATCGCCGGGCACGCACGCAGAACCTGCGTGACGAGCTGGTGAACCTGCGGGATCGCCAGGCCATCGCGCTGAAGGACGCCCAGACCATCTTCGACAACGCGGCAAAAAAAGCCCGGTGACCTCCCCGACGTCCACGCCAGCTGCTCCGGCAGCTGGTGGGGCGGGGTCACTGCCGATGGACGGGCTGGGCAAGTCGCCGCAACCAGCCAAGTCGCTGGGTGCCTTCGAGGCGCCCAAGCCTGCTGCTGTTCCTGGTTCGAGCCCGAGCTCTGCCCAGGCCAAGCCGGCGACCGATCACGTGGCACTGAACGTGGGCAGCGGCACGACCACGGAAGCCAGCAAGCCTGTGGCAATCCCGAAGGATGTGCAGTGGCAGCAGCCGGTGACCGCGGTGCAGGGCAAGCCCTCCAGCGCCGGTGGGGAGAAGGCCGTCATCACCTACGTGGGCGACGGCGACAGCCTGAGCGCCAAGCGGGGCGACGGCTCCACGGTGAACTGCCGCATCGACTCGATCGACGCGCCGGAAGTGGCCCACTCCAAGGTGGGCAAGGCCGGCCAGCCGTTCGGGGAGGAGAGCAAGCGCCGGCTGGAGGAGATGGTGCTCAACAAGGAGGTCACCCTGAAGATCTCCCGGCCGGCCGTGGCGGGCAAGAACTACGACCGGTCGCTGTGCCAGATCGAGATCTCCGGCGCCAACATCGACAAGGCGATGATCAAGGACGGCATGGCCTGGCTGTATCGCCGGTATGTGAACAACCCCGACCTGGTGGCTGCGGAAAATGAAGCGCGGGCCGCCAAGAGGGGTTTGTGGGCAGACCCGAAACCGGTGAATCCGGAGAGTTTCCGGAGAATGCAAGAGTACGGGCGCTGATATTCCGGGGCGGGTATTGGGTACACTCTGTCCCCAATTACCCGAGCCCTCCGGAATACCTATGTCCCCATTCGATCTCGATGCCCTTCTCAATGCCCGTCTGGAGGCTGAGCAGAAACGGCTGAATCTCGCCGCGGCATCGGAACAGAAAAAGGCCGAGCTGGCTCCGCAAACCCCGGCAACGCCGGTGGTGAACGATCAGGATTCCTGGGTCCGGAAACTCGGCCTGAACGAGGACAACATTCTCGGCCGGGCGGTGAACCTGGGCGCCAGCGCATACCAGGGCCTGGGCACTTTGGCCGGCCAGCTGGCCAGCCTGATTCCCGGCACGATCGCCGCGGCCGACCAGGCCAACCTGACCGAGCAGGACCTGGCTGCACTGGATCGCTTCCACAAGGGCCAGGCGTCGCCGGCCGACATGGCACAGATCAACCGCAAGGTTGCGCCTCCGGTGGTCATCCCGGGCGGTATCACCGATCCGGAGATGCGCGCGCAGGTGCAGGCCCGTGCGCAGGCCATGACCGATCAGAACCCGAACGCGCCGACGCCGCTGTCGATCTGGAAGGACATGAACGTCAAGCGGGAATCGGCCCGCAACATCGTCGAGTCCACCGATTACAAGGACACGGTGCTGCAGTCCAAGCAGACGGCCTTCAACGAGGAGCTGGGCGCTGGCTTCGACCCGGCATGGAGCCAGGTCAAGGAAGGTGGGGTGGCCAACGTCACGGCCGGCCTGGCCAAGCTGATCTACAACGCCGGTGCTGTCGCCGCGGGGAATCCGCAGGCTTCGCTCGAGTACGTCGTGCAGAACCTGCCGCAGCTGGCGGTGGGTGGTGTGGCTGGCAAGGCGGGCAAGGTGGCTCTGGGTGCTTCGAACGTCGGCTATGCCCTGGACAACTACAACCAGGGCATCCAGAACTACCAGGCGCAGCACGGCGGCGAGCTGCCACCCGAGGATGTGCGCCAGAAGATGGCGCTGCAAGCCGCGTCCCTGGCCATCGCCGAGCACGCAGGCGACACGGCCGCTCTCGCCTTCGCAGGCAAGGGCAAGGACGCTGTCACTGCTGGCTTCAAGCAGTCGCTCAAGAACGCCGGCAAGGCAGCCGGTGAAGGCCTGCTGACCGAGGCGCCGACCGAAGGCTTCCAGACGTACATGGAAGGTGAGGTCACGGGCAAGCCGGCCTCGGCCAAGGACATCTACGCCGGTGCGGCGATCGGTGGCATTGCAGGTGCTGGCCTGTCTGGCGGCGGACGCCTTGTGGCTGAAGCCACCGGCGCCACGCCTGAGCAGGCCCAGGTTCGGGAGGAGAAGCAAGCTGCGGCCAAGGTGGTGGCTGATGCTGCCCAGACGGGCAACGTCGACGCGCTGATCGACCCGAAGAAGCAGGGCTATGCCCCGGACGACGCCGTGATCGCACTGCTGGCTCATGCCAAGCAGGAGACCACCACGCCGGCGCAGAAGCAGGCCAACCTGGCCAAGGCCCAGAAGGTGGTCAGCGAGCTGCAAGCCAGCCGCGACAAGGCCCAGGAGGTCCTGGATGCCGTGTCGCCCGAGGTGCTGACTGACCAGAAGCAGCAGCTGCAGAGCGCCCAGCAACAGCTGGCCATCCTGCAACCGGGCACGCCGGCGCACAGCTCGACGCTGGACCTGATTCAAGGGCTGCAGGAGAGCCTGGACAACCAGCCCGAAGCCAAGGTCCTGGCCGAGATGCAGGCCCGGGTGGCCAGGATGGACGAGAAGCTGGCCAAGGCGAAGTCGGCCTATGACCAGCTGGGCGTCGTGGCGAGCCCGGCCGCCGAGGTGCAGTCGCACATCGAGAAGGTCACCGCGACGGTGACGCCGGACGATGCCGTGGCGACCAAGGCAGCCCGGGATGCGGCCGATGCCCTCATCACGCTGTCCATGGCCAGCCCTGGCCGCCTGGATCCGCAGCAGGCCCTGAGCCTGGCCGACAACGCGACCAACGCCCTGACGGACGAGCAGCGCAACTACCTGCGTGCCTTCGCCGATTCCCGGGTGGCCGAGAACCGCGCCAAGACCCTGGGTGGCGTCGAGGCCGAGATCTACGTGGGCGGCAAGGGCTACCAGGGCATCGACCAGTACCGCACGCGGGTGGCTGCTGCCCTGGCTTCCGGAGACCAGAAGGAAGCCGGCCGGGTGCTCGCCCTGCTGGCCAAGTTCGCCGCCGACCACCAGGCCAAGGCCCGTGCCGCGGAAGACGCGGATGTGGGCGGCCAGATCGTCCGCACCAAGGCCGGCGAGTGGGTCGTGAACAACGGCCCCCGCCTGTCGGACAAGCAGATGGCCCAGAACGGCGGCCTGACGATCAGCACGGACAAGTGGCTGACGCAGCTGCCCCGGGAAGCCGAGGCGATCAACAAGGCGCTGGCCGAGCTCAAGGCTGGCTACGACCTGAAGTTCTCTCAACCGAAGACCACTACCACCACTGGAGGGACGAATGTCCAGAACGCACCGCAAGGTTCCGCTGCAGGAGCGGGCACTCAAGGTCAAGCAGCGCAACGAGCGCCGGCAAAAGATGGAGCAGGCGGTGCTGCAGTCCAAGATGCTGGACCTGCCGCTGCCGGAGCTTCGAACGCGGTGGAGTCCGCTGGGCTGAAGTCCGAGGCCGGGGCTGCTGTAGTAGCCTCCGGCTCTACTGTGGAGACTGAGAACACTGTGTCTCAGTCCCCTGAGTCGACTGCAGTTGACAGTCGAGCTGAGGGTCAAAACCAGTCTAATCCGAAGGATACCAGCCTCTCTGCAGCGCAGGATGCGCCTGCAGCCCCAGTCGAGGTTAGCAAAGCTGATCTCGCGGAGTCTGTCACGAACTCTGAGCAGAGTGCTCTGCAGGCTGAATCTCAGTCGACTGAAGCTCAAGCTCAGACTGTGGAGTCGGGTGAGCTCCGAGCCACGCGCGACAGCGCTGGCGAAGGTGCGACGCACCGGACCAAGAAGTTCGGGGACTTCTTCACCCAGGTGAAGGGATCCATCAAGGACGGGTCCCTCCGTCCGCTGGTGGCGGTCAAGGACTTCATGAGCAAGTGGGCGGCCAAGGCCATCCAGCTGCGCGAGTACCTGAAGGACAAGGACGGCCTGACCGAGGAGCAACAGAGCGCGCTGCGCATGTTCGCCCTCAAGGCCAAGGCCTGGGCCGGCGAGATCCAGAAGAACCTGAAGCCCTCGCACAACGAGGCGTTCAACTTCGAGGACCCGATCCGCTACCTGATCGTCGACGGCGACGTCGAGGAGAACGTCAAGACCGGCATCACCGCGGCGGTGTTCGCCTGGATCGGTGACCAGGCCGGCCGGCTGGATGTGAACCTGGATGCCGACATCAACAGCATCCTGGGTCACAGCGAAGACGATGTGGTGTCGCAGCTGGCGCGTGAGACGCTGGGCCAGGTGGGCAGCTACCAGTCGATGCTGGTGGACTCCCTTGGCTCGCGGGTGCTCGACGCCCTGGGCCTGAAGGCGCGCAAGGACGCTCCCCAGGACATGATCGCCAAGCTGCGGGTGTCGCTGGGTGCCCATGCGCTGAAGCTGCTGGAGGACCAGGGCATCGTGATCCGCACGGACATCGACGCCCAGCTGATCCATGACCTGCGCTACGAGGGTGTGGACAACCCCCCGGCGCTGGCCAACAAGCAGCCCCACCACTTCTTCCGCTTGGCCCGGGACGGGCAGCGCCAGCTGACCGGCCAGGCCAAGGAGATCGCCGACACCCTGAAGGGTTCGCAGAACATCATCGGCAGCCTGTTCGGCATCGAGTCGGCCGCCAAGCTGCCGAGCGTCGAGCCCGTCAAGCAGGTGCAGCAGAAGTCGGACACCGACATGGGTGTGCCGGACCTGATCCGCAAGGTCATCAAGCAGAACCAGACCGACAACGGTCGAGTGGTGGCCAAGGACCCGATGAAGGTGCTGAGCGCCCTCACCGAGGAGATGGCCCTGGAGATGGCCGGTGTGGTGGAAGTCACCGCGGAGAACACGCACGGCGTGAACCGCAAGGGCAAGGAAGCCAAGAACGATGGCTACCGCCGCGAGTTCAAGAGCTTCATGGACTTCGTGAGCGAGGTCCTGGTGCCGAACGGTGGTGTCGAGCAGCCCTTCTTCCTCACGTACAACATGTGGAAGCAGCAGCGGGTCGGCATCGAGACGACGGCCGTGAACCCGCAGACCAGCAAGATCCACCGCTGGCTGACCGTGCATCCGGACTGGAAGACCACGGTGCCGGTCGAGGGCGGTCCCTTGCTGACTGGTTTCAAGCTGCGCGTGGCCGAGGGCCTGGGCATCAAGACCGAGAAGGGTGCCAGCCAGAAGTCGGTGGCCGCGGTCGAAGCCCAGCTCCAGGAGCCGGTGTTCGTCGCCGGCGTGCAGGCCCTGCAGCAAGCCCTGTACGGCGCCACCGAGCTGGACGCCAAGCAGCAGCGCGCGATCGTCAATGCGGTGCTGGCCGGCAAGGAGAAGCTGCACACCCTGGCGGCGCTGATCGCTTGGGCGCACTACCAGCAGGCGCTGGCCACCGGTGCCAAGGAATTCACCACCGACCTGATGGGTGAGGTGGACGGCGTAGCCAACGGCACGATGCTGAACCACGTGCTCTACGGCGCCGGCGAGACGGTGGAAGACCTGCAGGCGCTGCTCGAGCGCGGCGGCTTCTTCACCGAGGACAGCGAGTTCCGCCAGTACAACATCTGGCGTGGCACCGCGGGCAACGCGGACATCTACGAGCACACCGCCAAGGACATCGACCGTCGTATGCGCGGCATGCTGGGCGAGGGCAAGGTCCCTGCCGGCGTGATCTCGGCGATCTGGAACGTGGCCGGCCGGGTGGCCGACGACGCTGGTGTGGTGACGAAGGCCGGGCGTGACCTGGTCAAGGGTGCGCTGAACCCGCTGAACTTCGGTTCTGGCTTCAAGAGCATCCGCCGCGGCATGGCCCAGACCTTCATCGAGGGGGTCTACGCCCAGCTCGAGCAGTTCTCGGTCAAGCAAGCCAGCCAGGAGAGGGTCGACGACTTCATCGCCAACCTGAACACGCTGCTGCAGCACGGTGGTGCGCCGACCCTGAAAGTGGGCCAGCCGATCGCCAAGTACATGGACGCCCGGGTACTGTCGGATCGACAGCTCAAGGCGCTGCGCAAGGCCTACGGTGACACGATGGGTGAGGCCACGGCGAGCGTGGTGGAGAAGGCGTTTGCCCCCTTCATCGAGAAGCGCAAGGCGCTGACGACCACGACCAGCCTGGCCTACGAGCTCTACAACGCGGTGTACCAGGCGGCCCGCGGTGAATTCATGGACGAGCTGGGCATCGAGCGCAACAAGGCCGGCGTGCCGCTGCACGACCTGTCGGCCGAGCAGGAAGCCCAGCTGAAAGAGAAGCTGGCCGGCATCCTGCCGGTGATGCACACGGCCATGAGCCAGGACGATGGCAACCTGGCGCACGGGATCCTGCTGGCTCGACGCGAGCGTGGCCCGGTGGACTCGCCTGCCTACGAGACGGCGGTGGGCTTTGCCCAACCCCTGGGCAACGGCGCCAAGCAGCTGACGGCCCGTGGCCAGGCCGTGCAGCAGACCGGTCCCGGCGTGCTGGCGGTGTCGGCCTCGACGCACTCGCTGGACAGCAAGATCTCCCACCTGACCCAGCTGGGCCGCAACATCCTGAACATCCACGACGCCGTGGGTGACGGAGTCGGCACGCTGGCCAAGACCGCCCAGGCGTTCAACCAGAGCACCTGGGAGTCGCTGCTGGGCTACTCGCCCATGACCGCGGCCTACGATGCGCTGGCTCGGGTGGTGAGCGGGATCGCCGCCATGCAGGACGCCGGAACGCTGACCCCGGCCGCGGTGGCCAACTTGCGCCAGGTGTTCGAGGCGCTGGCTTCCAAGAAGCAGTCTCCCGAGCAGGTGCTGGCCGACGCGATGGGCAAGGCCTTCGACCTGGCCCGCCAGGCGGACACGACCAAGCTGCAGGCCATGAGCCAGTGGGCGGTGGTGGACCAGTACGCCTTCGACGGCGGCAGCTACGAGGTGACCGACGCTGACCGCAAGGCCGCGGCCGAGAAGCTGGCCGCTGTGCCGCAGATGATGGACCCGTCCCACATGGAGGCCCTGGGGCTGCTGCACCTGGCGGTGTTCGCCAAGCCGGCGCCGGCGATCCAGGCTGCGCCTGTTGCCGTGCCTGCCCCGAAGACCTCGCCGTTCGGTGAGCTGGGCCGGTCGGCGGTGGCCAGCGACACGGGCTTGGTGGCCTTCCTGGACGGTGGTGACAAGTCGGGCACCGAGATGGTGGCGTACCTGAAGGGTGCCGGCCTGTCGCCGGCCAACCAGAAGCTACTGGCCCTGGTGGCCCGGGTCCTGCCCAACGACCTGGCGTTCCGCCTGGTCAAGCCTGACACCGCGGTGGATGCGGTGATCGCGCCGGCGCAGACCCCGTCGCGTGGCTGGTACGTGGCCGGTCAGGGTCGCCACGAGGTGAACTTCCTGAGCCCGGCCTTCAAGGCCTCTGGCTTGACCGCGGAGACGGTGCTGCACGAGATGCTGCACGGTGTCCTGGCTCGCTACCTGTGGGAGCAGCGCACCAGCAAGCAGCCGGACCCGGCTGCCAAGCAGCTCATCGACGAGCTCGAGGCCTTGCGCGAGCAGGCCAAGGCGATGGACAAGGATGGCCGCTATGCCGCGGCCACCGAGAACCTGGACGAGTTCATCTCCTGGGGGATGACCAACGAAGCGTTCCAGCGTGACATCCTGGCCAGCATGTATGCCCCGTCGAAGTCGGGTGGCAACCGCCTGCTCAACGGGCTGCAGAAGTTCATCAAGGCGCTGACCGGCCTGCTGGGCAAGGCAGTGGGCAACCCGCTGTTCCACGAAGCGGAGACGGGGCTCGCACTCCTGGTGGCCAACGTGTCGGGCCTGGTTCAGGCTGTGGCTCAGACCCAGGGCTTGCAGAATCCGCAGGAGCAGACGGAGGCTGCCTCGATCAACCGGTCGATGGCTGCCGTGGATGCGTTCACGACCCAGGCGATCCATGAGGCCCTGGCCGACGCGAATCGGCCCCTGGAGCCGCGATTCGAGGCGCACCTGTCCGAACTCCTGTCCGGCATCGTCGACGCGCTCCACGGCCCGTTTGGCGCGTTCGCAGAGGCCCTGAAGCCCTACGCCCCGACTTCCCCCCGGGAAGCCTGGCTGAAGGCCCAGCAGACCGGCCTGGCGCCCTTCGCCAGCCGGGTCCTGGCCAACCTGCCGGTGTCGGACCAGGAAGCGTTCGCCATCGAGCAGGTGGAAGCCACGGTGCGAGCGGCGCTGAAGGACAACTCCGGCCACACCAAGCTGGCCTACCAGGAGCTGTCGGACCTGTTCACCGAGGCCCAGCAGACGCTGAAGCCCTCGGACTTCGCCTCGCCGGCGCACTACGACTTCATCTTCAAGGTGGAAGCCGACAACGGCGACAAGAGCGAGTACCTCGCCCGGTTCGCTGCGCTGGCGCTCGCTCACCAGGGCGTGAACAAGCTGCTGCAGGTGCCGAGCAAGGATCGGCGCACGGTCAGCGAGGGCAAGACCTTCGCCGACAAGGTGCAGATCGTGTTCGAGAACATCCTGGCTTTCTTCGCCCGGATGGCCACGCACACCTACGACGGCCAGAACCTGGACGAGAAGCTGCAGACCCTGGTTGGCCAGCTGGTGGACATCGAAGCCAAGAACCGCGAAGCCATCAAGGACGGCAAGGCGCGGGTGAACTACCTGGAGCCACTGGAGAACGCGGTCACCAAGGCGAGCGAGGCGACCATGAAAAAGGTCGAGCAGGTCGCTGGCTCGGACTTCTTCCGCAAGAGCAAGAGCGGCATCGTCAAGGGCAGTGCCGCGGTGGTCCGCACCGTCGCCGGCCACCGCCAGCAGCAGTTCTATGACGCGCTGCAGCAGTTCCGCGATCGCACGATGAACGAGCGAGGCGGCATCCTGTCGTCGCTGCTGCGCGAAGTCGCCGGCGTGAAGGAGTGGGCCGAGAAGTCCCTGCGCCTGGTCAAGCACCGGGAAGCCCAGCGCAAGAGCCTGATCAGCAACTCGGCCAAGTTCGCCCTGGAGTCGTTCGTCAACGAGGGCAAGGACCTGAGCTCGGAAGCCAAGGCCAGCGTGACGCGGGTGTTCATGCGGACGGGCCTGCATAACCTGCTGGACCACTTCGGTTTCAACGAGATGGAGCAGCTGCTGACCAGCCAGCCGGCGCTCGACCAGGCCATCGCCCAGTTCGAGGCTCGACTGCCAGCCCGGCTGCGCCGGCTGTACGTCGAGCAGGCTCGCATCCTGGGGCACTTCAAGGCCACCGGCCAGGTCAAGGGCTTCCTGATGCCCAACGCCCACGTGATCGCGCGCATGCTCGACACCCGGTACGAGGCCCATGCCAGCGCAGTGGCTGAGGAGCACGAGGACAGCATCAAGGTGCTGGCTTCGCTGTTCGCCCTGAAGTCGACCGATGTGGCTGACAAGACCCGCGCGGCCGCGGTGCTGTCTGCCGAGACGGCTCGCCAGGATGGCGGCAACGGGGTGGACTTCCTGCTGCGCACGCTGAAGAAGCTGGAGGCTGACGCCCTGGAGCGCCTGTTCGGGGGCAACCCGGTGCTGATGCAGCACGGCTACACGCCCGAGATCTTCAACCCGCACACCGCCTTCGAAGTCGCCGGCGAGGAGCGGGGCAAGGATCTGCTGGCTCAGGGTTTCTCCGAGGGAGCCAAGGTGCAGGACGACCTGCACGACCCGGTGAGCCAGAAGCAGCGCATCTACGTGCGCCGCGGTGCTGCCCGTGCCCGTTGGGACTCCGGGATCATGTCGCTGACCGACACCGCGGCCAAGGGCTCGCAGCTGCACAACGGCTTCCTGCACACCGGGTTCGACGATGGCCGGCGCAATGCCCAGCGCCAGGCCGCGGTGACTGCCGGCAAGCTGTCGCTGCTGGATCGTCGCCTGGACCCGCATCGGGACCTCGAGCTCGATCGCACCCACCACATGGCGCCCGTCTACAACGAGCACGGAAAGGTGGTGAACTGGCGCCATCTGATGGAGGAGCAGACCAAGGACGACATCCTGCAGCGCAACAACGACTTCGATGCAGTTCTCGGCACCCTGGCCGGCTCGGTGTTCGACAAGCAAACCACGCCGGCGCAGAACTCCGAGGCCGTGCAGGCATTGAAGGCGCAGTTCGACGCTGATCGTGACGTCAACCGCCAGAAGGGCTACTTCCTGGTCGGGGTGGACAGCACGGATCCCCAGCTCAAGGAGATCTGGCGCTTGCTGCCGGAGAAGACCAAGCAGGAGGTAAACCGGGTCTGGGGCTTCAAGGGCATGTACGTCCACAACGACATGCTGGACGTCATGTTCGGCTATCGGGCGGCTTCTGCTGCTGAGTTCCTGCGCAAGGACAAGGACACGCTCAAGGGCGTGCAAGCCATCGTTCGAGGCTGGTTCGACCTGTATGCGCGCAGCCAGGGCATGGACGACCGCGAGGCCGACAACTACGCCAAGAAGCTGGGCTGGTATCTGGCCCGCGGTGAGGAGGCCTGGAAGGAGATCGTCAAGGAGACGAAGGACATCATCGTGGTCAAGTCGGGGGTGGTGCTGATCGACAACGTGCTGTCGAACTTCACCCAACTGGCTCTGTCCGGGGTGCCTCTGCGCGACTTCGTGCGTCATCACCTGGTGGCCATGCGCGGCGCCGTGGCCTTCGAGCGCGACAGCAACGAGCTGCAGCGTTTGCAGCAGATGCTGGACACTGGCTACCTGCCGGCAGGCAATGGCACCCGTTCGGACATCGAGCGCCAGGTGGCCCGCCTGAAGGATGCGCTGGCGCGCAACCCGGTCAAGGAGCTGATGGAGGCCGGCCTGATGCCCACGATCGTGGAAGACGTCGCCCAGGAAAACGACCCCTACTCGTACAAGACCGAGTGGGCTCGTCGCACCGAGCGCTTCACCAAGGCCCTGAACCCGGGCGTGGTGGCCGCGGCCAAGCAGGTCTACATGACGCACGACACCAAGACCTACCAGGCCATGAGCCGGATGACCCGGCTGTCGGACTTCATGGCCCGCTATGCGCTGTACCAGCACCTGGTGACCAAGAAGGACCCGATGACCAAGGAGCAGGCCCTGCAGCGCGCCAGCGAGACGTTCATCAACTACGACGTCCCGATGCACCGCGGCATGCAGTACCTGGACAACATGGGTCTGTTCATGTTCACCAAGTACTTCCTGCGCATCCAGCGAGTTCTGACTCGCACGATGCGTGAGAACCCTGGTCGAGTGCTGGGCCTGATGGCCCTGGATCACTACATGAGCATCGGCCCCAACGTGCTGGATGGTTCGTTCCTGCACCACCTGGGCAACAACCCGTGGAGCTGGGGTGCCTTGCAGTACCCCGGCGCTCTGGATCGCCTGGCCACGGTGTCGGTGCCGATGTCGCTCATCAAGTGACGCTGTAGAGCTCGGTGACGTAGATGCAGCCCTTGTAGAGATAGCCAACGAGGACAGTGTTGGCTTCTCTACGCTCGAACTTCACGCCAATGAGCTTGGCCATGAACAGTTCGAAGGGATCGACTGGTTGGGGTTTGGGGAAGAAGGGCATGGTGGTGTGTTGTTGAAGATGGTGCTGGCTCCATGCCCGCCCCCACGGGGAGCACGTGGTTACCAGGGCTGACACAGGCATTGTCCTGCGGGCAGTCAGCACCATCATTGAAGCCACCTGCTGGCCGATCCGAGCAGTGCGGTTGATCAGTGTCCGCCTGTACCCCTTACCCTTACCGGAGCACCAGGGGCTGGGCCTGCGTCTCTCCGCTTACGCAGGAAGGGCAGGTGGCTTCAATGATGGTCCCCGTCTGTTCCGGGGTGTCAGGCTCATCGGGCGAGAGCCAGGCCTACTTCCGTCTCTCCGGAACGTCACGCTTTGGTTCCTCTGCCGTGCGTAGTAGCAGCCACAGTCTTTCACCACTTCTTGCGACGTCCCCCTGAAGTGGCAGGGTTCGGAAAAGCTCAGTGGCGTGGTCCCGTGGGGCGACCGGTCGCTGTTGATAGTGCCTTGAGGGTTTGCTTTGGAGGCCGTGAACCGGGAGGCCATCCTTGTCGCAGACGCATCACTCCAGTTGACGCCCTTGTCGTCCTGGGATGGGCCATCCTGTTCCAGCCGCTACAGCTGGACACCCATCGCTCGTCTACCCTTACGCGCGCCTGTAGCCTTGCGGCCTCGGCACCATCATTGAAACCCTCGGAGGTGCAGGACTCGAACCTGCTCTGCCGATCCCTTTCATCCCTGGCAGGGGAGGCCGAGGGCTTCAATGATGGTCCCGGTCTTTCCCGGGTGTCAGGCGATTTCAAGGACGGTGCTCCTGCTTACCACAGCAGTTCGATGGCTGGTCCGTCTTCAGGCTAGACCCCGCACCAGGGCCTTCGCATCTTTCCTTGGCTCCGGGGCCTACGCCTTCCGTCGCTGAGGTGGTGCTCCGAACAATTCGTTGATGGTGCCAGCCGCCCTGCCAGGCTTTCGCCGCTTCGGTCGAGTGGTCTGCTCGGGCTGGAACTCCGTCAGGCTTTCGCCTTCACCATCATTGAAGCCCCCTGGGCTTGCGCCCACGGTCGGTTACCGGTGGACCCCGCAGGCATGTTGAGCAGAGACTCAAGAGGCTTCAATGATGGTCCCCGTCTTTCCGGGGTGTCAGATCAGGCGGTGATCAGGTTGGACGCTTGCGCGGCCGCGTCTCGAAGTACTCGCGCAGTGCCTGGGCCAGGACCAGGATGACCGTGACGATCACCATGAACCCGGCCACCACCACGGCAGCCAGCAAGCCAGCTACCAGGAGCGCGAGGACGACGATGGCGGCCACGATGTAGCCGAAGGTCTTGAGCCAGCTCACTGCGGACTACTCGATCAGCCGAACAGGCTGGCGACCTTGGTCTTGGGCTTGTCCTCGGCCTTCGCGCCCTCGCCTTCCGCCTTGGGGGCGTCCGGCTCGAACGGCGGGTCTTCCTTGGCCGCGGCCGGAGCCTTGGCTTCGGTGGCCTCGGGAGCGGTCGTCTGCACGGCCGGCTTCTCGGCGTTCACCGCAGGCGTCGACGCAGCGGCCGCGATGGTGGCGGCAGCCAGCTGCACCACGTTGGCGGTGCCGGTCTGCTCGCCGACCTCGGCGTCCGTGAAGCCGGGGATGGTGATGTCCTCGATGGACACGTCGGCGGTCAGGCCGCCTTCCTTGCGACCGGCCGTGAAGGTGATCGCCACCTCCTTGCCGTTCAGGTTGATGCCCTGGTGGGACACGTACATGCGCAGGGCGGCTTCGATCTCGCGCTGCTTCAGGTTGATCTGCATGGGATCCTTGTAGGTTGGGGGTTGTTGTGGGTGCTCAGGCCGCCATGAGCGGCAGGAGCTGTTGGAACGTGCTGGTCCGGATGCCGGCGTAGATCGCCGCCACCGCGTCGGCCTGGTGCTCAGCCTTGGCCTCGCTGACCTCCGTCACACCGTGCTTGACGTAGGTGGGCCAGTTGGCTTCAGGGTGCGCCTTCATGGCCCAGGAGATCATCTGGGCCTTGGTGGCGTCCTTCTTGCCGTGGCCGGCCAGCTTCACCTCGGTGGGGGTCACCTCGATGAACGGGGTGCCCATGGCGCGCAGAGCGCCCAGGACACCCACGCAGATGCCGTAGGAAGCCATGGCACGGGCAGACTGGCTGCCGACCGGGACTTCCACGAACACCACGTGGGCGTCCTTCACCGTGGCGAGGGTGCCCTCACACAGCTGCTTGGCCGACTCCAGATCCAGGCTGTTCTGCCTGACCTGCTTCCCGGTGGGGAGGACAGGATGCAGGCTGCCCAGCTTGAGGATCTGGAGCCTCTGGGTGGCCAGGTCGTACAGGCCAGCGGCCAGCCCCCAGTTACGGAGGCTGGGGTCGCAGCCGACGACCTTAAGCTGCCGCGGGAGCATCGCTGCTCACCGGGGCTTCGGTGGAGGCCTCGTCGGCTTCCATCTCGGCCACGAAGGGCAGGCTGCCCAGCTCGATGAGCGCCAGCTCGATGCCAGCCTTGAAGCCGGCGAGCATGTCGCCCGTGAGCTCGACCTCGGCGCCGTCCTTGCCCACCTGCATCTTCGACCCTTCGGGGATCGTCTGCATGTGGTTGAGCATGGCGACCTTGCGGGAGTGCCAGGCCGCCAGGTGGCGGACGAACGAGTCCAGGTCCTCCACCGGGACGGTGTCGGGCTTGGCCTGTTGGTTCTCGGGAGTGGTGTCTTGGGTCATGCCTTGGAGTAGTTGGAGAGGCGGGAGCGGAGCTCGTAGCCCATGAGCGGCCAGATCTTGGCCACCGCGTTCTGCCGGGCGATCTTCTGGCCGATCTCGGCGTTGAAGTTCTCCGGCGAGGCGCAGGCCGACTCGCCCGTCACGGTGAATCCGTTTCGAAGGGTGAGGACGCAGAACGTCAGGAGGCCCAGCACTTGCGGATAGACGCTGGTCGACTGGCCCACGGCCATGTCGGCGCCCGCCACACCGTCGCCAGCGGTGAAGTAGTGCTCGCTGGCGATGTTGGCCTCGACGTCGGCCGGCGTGATGCGCGGTGCGACATCGGCGCCCTTGTCCTGGATCAGCTGCTCGATGGGATCGGGAGTGTTGGTGGTCATGGAGTCAGGGGAGGATGGTCCAGTCTTCGGAGAGAACGTCCGTCTGGCTGGCGAGCCAGGGGACGAACTTGTTGTCAGCCGTCTTCATGCCGATCCAGGCCAGGTGGGGCAGAAGCCCCAGCTCGCCGGCCGGGTAGGAGCGGCCGTCCTGAAGCTGCATGTCGAGCCACATACCCTTGCCGTTCCAGCCTGCACGTGCGACCCGGTGCCCAGTCTTCAGGGCGTCGAGGGCCTGGCCGAAGCTCATGCCCTGGGTCGGCCGGTAGGCCTTCTCGAAGACTTCAGCCGGGGACCAGCTGATGTAGTACGGGAAGTCCGAATGGTTGGGCTTGCCCCCACCGAGATAGCCGACCAGGTAGCCGGCGTCGTTGGGGTTCTCGTCGGACGGGTTCGTCCAGCCCCGCAGGGAGTTGTATTCCCCGCGGGTCATGGGCTGACCCTCGACGACCTTGGTGCCGAGGTAGCGCTGCATGCCTGGTGATCAGGCGAACAGCGACTGGGTCGGCTTCTTGGTGCCCTGGGCCGCGGCCGGAGCACCAGCGGCGGCACGGGGCGCACCGGCGGTGCCGTTGCTGCCGGCCTTGCTGGCGCGGTTCTTCACGTTGCCGGCCCACTTCTTGACCCAGGTGTCGTAGAAGGCGGCGGCCTCGGCCTGGGCACGGATCTCGGCCGTGGTCATGTTGTCGCGGGCGCGGAAGAACTTGTCGACCTCGTTCTCCTCACGGGTTTCACCCGTGGGCTCGTACTGGCCGGTGGCGTCGTTCTTCTTCGTCTTGTCGACGATCTGCTTGATCACGCCGGCGACGATGTCCTTGCCCACCAGGTCCATGACCATGTCGACCTTGGTCGGCGTCTCGGCCTTGGCTTCCTTGTTGTAGACGTTGACGACCTTCTGCTCGGTGTCGAGCTCGCCGATCTCCTTGCCCACGGTGAGCAGCGCCAGCGAGTTGGCCAGCAGGTAGCCCGGCAGGTAGTGCTTCTCGCCGTCCTTCTCGTAGTAGTTCTTGCAGCCCTTCTCCTTGCCGGAGGTCATCCAGAAGGTCTGGCGCAGCTCGCGGCCGTCGTCGCCCTTCAGGGAGACGAACAAGCCCAGCGCGTCGCTGGCGGCCTTGACCACGTAGGCCAGGGCGATGTTGAACTTGTAGGCGTTGGAGTCGAGCGGGCCGCCGCCACCGACGCTGTCGCGTTCGTTGGCAATGCTGTCGTCGCTCTTGAGGGAACCGAGGATACCCATGTTGTTTCCTTGTGAAGTTGAGGTGTGGTGTGACGGGGGAAATGCTTGGGGGAGTGCTGCGCTCGTCAGGCGTAGTACTCGCGCAGGCGGTCGAAGACCAGCTGCAGGTTGTTGTCGATGAACGTCTCCTTCGTGTCCCACATGCCCAGGGGGCTGCGGATGCGCTCGTTCACCGTTTCCTTGGTGATGCGCGTCTGGAACACGTGCTTGAAGCCCAGCGCTTCTTCTTCCGGCGTGATCGTCAGCAGCGGAGACTTGTAGGCCTCCAGCTCCTTGAGCGTCTTCTTCTTGGCCGCGATGACCTGGCTGAAGTAGCTCTCGACGCCGTTGTTCTTGGTGGCGCCCTTGATGGGGACCTTCGTCTCCATCACCATCTCGCCGGCGTTGAGCTGGTCGGCGGTGTGGGCCAGGAACACCACGTTTTTGGTGGAACGGGCGACGTCCTGCTGCATCAGGGTCTTGAAGTACTGGGCGAATGCGCCCCAGGCCTTCTGACCGTCCGCGGCGCCGAGCACGTACAGGCTCTCGTACATGTCCATCAGGTACGTGAGCGTGTCGGTCACGATCGTGTGGATCTCCGGCTTCGTCTCGGCCACTTGCATAGCCTCGTTGACCTGCAGCGGGTCGGTGATGACGTACTGCTTGAACTTGCTGCGGAACGGCAGCTTCTTGCCGGCCTCGCAGTTCAGGTACATCACGCCCTCCGGATTGGTCAGCCCCATCAGGGAGGCGGACTTGCCAGTCGCGGACTTGCCGACGACCAGCACGAGGTTGTCGTTGACTTGTTGGGTCATGGTTCCTTGTGGTTTGGAATGAGGAAAGCGCCCGCGAGGGGCGCTTCCTTGGTTGTTCGTGAGAGCGGCCGGAGGCCGCCTGCTCTACTGCTCGCTCAGGAGCCGGTGTCGACCGTGGACAGCAGCCGCTCGACGGCCTGGTGCTTGGGGAGCATCCCGGCCTCTTGGGTAGCCTGCGCCGTGAGCCAGTCACGGGCACGGGCGGGCAACGGATCACGCGCCAGCTGGTCGGTGATCGGGCCGCGGATGTGCATGGCGCCGGCGAGCGTGGCCTGGATCTCCTTGGCCCTCGCGGCGTCTTCCTCGGCGCGCAGCTCGAGCTCCAGCGAAGCCAGCAGGTTCCAGATCATCTGGCCCTTGTGGCGCTTGCCGGTGCCGTTGGGGCCGTCGTCGAAGACGATGCCCTTGGCCAGGTCGAACTGGTGGCGCCCGAAGGCCTCCATGTAGCGTTCGACGCCGTTGGGCACTTCGGCCCAGCCACCAGGGGTGTACTTGCGTGCACCCACGGTGGTGATCTCGGCCACGTGCTCTAGGGCACGAGCGAAGCCGGAATGGAACAGCCAGGCCAAGGTCTTGCCGTTGTCCAGCTTGGCGCCGGGCTCGTGCGGATTGCGGCCGCTGGGGTCGCTCTCGGTGGTGTGATTCATGGGAGGTGGAATGAAAACGGGGACCCGAAGGTCCCCGTGGTTGGTGATGCTGTGGCGGGTCAGGACTTGGCCTCTCCCGAGGTGGAGTCCTTGGCGACGACCTTCTGGGCCACGTTGGCCATCAGGTATCCGCCGACCAGTGCGATCGACAGCTGCCGGTAGACGTCGTTGTCGATGACGTCGGTGACCCTGAGCACGGCGTTGACCACCATGCTCAGGACGACGACGATGAACTTGCGGCTGGTCAGCCGGGCGATGATGTCGCTGTCGGTCATCGCTTGTCCTTCTTGGTCTTGGCCACGAGCTTGAAGCCGAGCCGGTCGGCCCACTCCGCGAGGAGGCGGGCCTGCATGCCGGGCTCGTGGTGGGACCAGCCGTAGGTTTCCAGGTGCTTGATGCCCAGGTTGCCGCCAACGGTGATCAGGGCCGTGTTGTCCGCGTGATGCGTCTCCACGACCATGGCTGCGTTGCAGTGGCCACCCGAGGGGATGTCCACTGTGGTACGGCCCTCGCGGCGAGCTCCAAAGAGCTCACTGATGCCGATGCTCAGGCTGCGCCCGAAGTGCGGGTCCCGCTCGATGGAGCCGAGCGCGTCGTTGCAGACGACGATGGTGGTGTTGAATCCCATGTCGTCCCCCTTCAGCGCTTGGCCAGCTGCCGGGCCACGGTCACCATGATGGTGCCCATGACCTCGGCTTCCTCGAGCTTGTCGACGATCTTGTCGTTCAAGCCCAGCACCCGCACGCGGATGCCTTCGAAGTCAAAGCCGGCGTCCATCAGGATCATGGCGTAGCGCAGCAGCATGTTGTTGCGGTTGCCGTCACCGATGTTGTTGATGACCCAGCGCTCCAGGTTGTCCATGGATTGCTGCGAGTCCAGCAGCTGCTTACGCTCCTCGTTCTTGCTGGTCTTCGGGATGAAGGGCAGAACGTCGAGCAGCACGCCGTCGTTGTACTCGTAGTGGCCGTCGTGGGACAGCCACTTGCGCGCACGCTGCATCGCCGCGGTGTCCACCGGGAACGGCAGCCACTGGGCGATGTTGGTCATGAACTCCTTGTAGTCCTTGGCATCCAGCTTGAGCTCATGGCTCATGGGCAGGATGATGCGGAACCGGTGTTCGTCATCGGTGTGTCGCTTGGTCGTGTAGATCAAGAACTTGTGGTCCTTGAGCAGCAGCTTGACCGTCGACATGTTGACGCCGCCGTCGACGTCCAGCACCGCGAGGTTGAAGCCAGGCATGGCGTTCTCCTCGTTGCGGTAGCCACCGGTCAGGTGGTGAGCCACCCAGTGCAGGCCTTGCGCCTGCGTCAGCTTGTGCAGCTGGTCGAACGGTGCGAGCTCGTTCTGGTAGTCGGTGACGATGTCGGTGGAGTAGCTCACCACCATCTTCGCCAGGTCGGTCACCTTCAGCGTCTCGCCCCGGAGGAACTCGATGCCGTCAGAGAACGACTTCTTGATGATGATGTTGTTCTTGTAGCCCCACGCGGTGGCCTGGGTCAGCATCTCTGACTTGGCGCTGGTGCCGCCCTTGTAGAACGGCAGGTCCTCGGCGAGGTCCGCCTGCGTGATGTCCTGGCCGACGCTGCCGATGTACTTGGCCAGCTTCACCCAGGGCTTGTCACGGCTGAGCAGCATCTCGAAGGCCTTGCCGCTGTCCTCGGCCAGCTTCATCGCAGCGTACAGGTGGTCCTGCGTGATCTCGGGGAGATCGTCGATGAAGGCGTAGGCGCCGGCCAGCTTGAGCACCTTGAAGAAGCGGTTACTCATCTCGGACTTCTGCACCTCCTGGTGCTCAGGCATCTTGGATGCCCGCGCCTCGCAGTCGAGCTGGTACTCGTTCAGGAGAATGCAGTTCTCCTTGCTGAGCACGAGCTTCTTGTTGGCGTTGATCAGGTCGGAGAGGTTGTCCAGCCGGTCGGCCAGCTCCTCGATGACCTGGTCGTTGGCCTTGTTGGTTCGAGCCAGGAACATCTGCTCGGCCGTGAGCTGCGGCTTGGTGGAGCCACGCACGTAGCCGAAGAAGCAGCGACGGGCGTAGCCCATCTCGAGCATCTGCATCAGCTGCTCCTCGGTCTTGGCACCGTCCAGCAGTCGGTTCGGCACGCCGAACATCAGTAGGTTGGCGGGCGTCTGGCCGAGGATCTCCTCGCTGCGCTTGTTGTCGGCCGACTCCTTGATCAGCTTGGACTTGATGATGCCGCGGTCGTACAGCTCGATGAAGGTGTCGAACACCTCGGTGTTGGCCGCCAGGTTGGCACCCACCTCGTCCATGATGAGGTTCATGGAGCCGGCGCAGGCCATCAGCAGCTTGTGGCGCATCTGCTTCACAGCAGGGCTGGTGCCGGAGTCGAAGCTGAACAGCATCGGGCCGCTGGAGTCGAACTCCTTCTGCACGCGCACGAGCTCCTCGTCGGGATCCGTGCCCTTGCGGTTGGCTCGCTTGAGCGAGATCTTCGGCAGGTTCTGCTCGGCCAGCAGGCCGAACGTCTCCTCCAGGAAGCGGGTGCGGAACTGGCCCAGCACTTCGCTTTCCAGCAGGTTGCACGACATCGTCTTGCCGAAGCCCGAGGGCGCCAGGTTGAGCGCGTACATGTTGACCGGGATCTCGCCATGCTGGGGCGAGTCGATGGTGCAGCGCATCTGTGCCGCGGCCATGCTGAAGTAGTAGCCGATGAGGATGCGGAAGAACAGCGGCTCACCGGCCTGGGAGCGATCGAGCAGGATCTGCACGAGCTTTTCCGAGGTCGGGTGATACGCCATGTCGTCGAAGGATTTCATGGAGCTCCTTGGAGTGGTGGGAGGTGTTGGAGGTGATCTGGCTTCAGCCCATCAACAGGTCGCCCGATGCGATCAGGGCGTCCTTCTGGGTGCAGGCCAGGAATGCGGGGCAGTACTTGCAGGCCATGACGGAGCCAGGCACTTCCTTGATGGCGCCCTGGCCCTTGCCTTCGTTGTTCATGTAGAACACCGCCTCTTGGCGGGTGTCGAAGTTCTTGGTGCTGCGCTTGCCCGGGAGATTGGCGTTCTCGGCGTTCTTGTAGTACTTGAACACCGGGTCGCTGCGCCACAGCTCCTCGTCGTCGCAGGCCGGGATCTCCTCCTCGGGAGCGTCCCAGTACGCCTCGATGGCTTCGATCTTGCGGCGGATGAAGGCCTCGGTTTCACCCAGGCCCAGCAGCGGGAATACCTGGCGGTGGAACGCCTTGGGCGGGTAGTTGGGATCGCTGCGCACCATGCTGGCCTTCCAGTCGGTGAACAGGTAGTGGATCTCCATCTCGTCCGAGGTGATGATCTCGGGGTCGAGCCAGCGGTAGACGCTGCCCTGCTGCGTGTACTTCGCGGCGTTGACCTGGTGCTTGTAGGTGAAGGTGCTGGTGCTCTTGAAGTCCTGCACCTTGCCCTCGCCGATGAAGTCGAACTTGCCGGTGATCGTCCACTTGCCCAGCTTGCGCGTGAGTCGCTGCTCCAGGTACACCGGAATGATGTCCAGGCCCTGTGCCGCAGCAAGCTCGAGGTCGTGCTTGTTCGGATTGATCCGGATGCGGTCGATGACGCGCTGGGGATAGCCCAGGGCCTTCATCGCGGCCTGGTGGTTCTCCTTCCAGCTGCGCTCGATGCCGTCATGCAGCGCGGCGCCGATGCGGTTCTTGAACATGCTGGCCAGGTCCGGCAGGCCTTCGCCTGCGGGGATGCGGCTGGGCAGGATGACCTGGCGCAGCGGCTTGAGCAGCGTGGTGGCGCTGATCGTGAAGGGGTCGTCGTTGTGGTCGTAGTAGTCGCTGGCCAGGAACACGGCCAAAGCCAGCGGGACCTCGGAGACATTGGCGTACTGTGCTGCCATGCGGCTCTCTCAGAGATAGGTTGAAGGGGCGTTGAGCTCGAGCCAGCGCGTGAGTGCGTCTCTGGCTTGCTCGATGTCGTCGGGGTCCGGCTGAGCGCCGGACATCAGCAGCAATCTGCTGCAGTGGTGAAGGCACCCGGAGGGATCGTTCATGCGGAACATGTGATGAACCGCGAAGACGTCAAGCTCTTTGGCTTCTCCTACGGGTTGGAACTGGTCGGGGTACTTCTCTGCCATCGCATCCACAGACTCCTCGCTCTGTGGGTCCCTCGGGAGCCTGAACCCTTCTCTGCACGTGATGCAGAAGTCGGGGCCTCCCTTGGGCAGCTGCGTGTTGCAGCCGATGGACTTGCATTGCTGGTTCATGAACATCTACTGAGTGGTGTTGATGCCCCGCCGTTTGTTCTTTTGAGAGTCAGGGCTGAATCCCGCGCGCTTGTTTGGCCGGAGAAGCCCCCGGAGGGGCCTCTCCACCTCTGTCCGATGACAGGTCAGAGGATTTCGCAGACACCAGCGGAGCAGGCCAGCTCCTTGGTGTTGACCGTGGCGTCCGACGCTTCGAACAGCGCCAGCTCGTCCCAGTTGAAGCTGGGCATGCGAGCCAGCAGAGCCTCGTACTCCTCACGCGAGCACTCGGTGTACGGTGCTTGCTTGTAGGAGTGGTCGCTGTGAGGCAGGAAGCTCACGCCGGCCAGCTCGTCGAAGTGCTTGTAGACCCAGGCACCGACCTCCAGCCACTCGTGGTCCTTCACGTAGATCGTGTTGGACACGTTGTGCTCGCTCCAGTGGCGCTGGAACATGAGGTAGTGCTCGAGCTGCTCGACGGCCTTGCGGTCGTTGCGGAACACGGCGTGCTCCGGCGCCTTGACCGGGAAGCTGAAGACCGTGGTGCTCTCCTCCTTGCCGATGGCCGGCTCGTGAGGGAAGCCCTGCTGGATCATCAGCTGGGTCAGCGGGTCCTTGTTGTCACCGCGGACGGTGCGGATGTAGAACTCGCTGTAGCGCTCGTGCTTGCCGCTGGCTGCGTCGACCAGCTGGCTCACCGTGCCCGAGGGCTTGACCGTGGTGACGGCCACCGCCTGGTTGATGCCCAGCTTGGCAGCCCACTCGGCGTTGACCTCGACAGCGTGCTTGCGCAGCGTTTCGAGCCAGGCCACGGCCGTGGGGGTCACATGGCTCAGGACATAGTGGTCCATGATCCCGGTCATCGACACGCCCAGGAGGCGTTCTTCCTCCTGGTTCCGCTTCCAGCCCTCACGGACGTAGCGGAAGTTGGTGAGCATGGACTGGTAGGTGCCCATGATCACCGCGATGCGGACCTTCTCCTTGAGCTGCTCCAGGCTGTCGCCGGCGCGGATCACCACCTCGGTGAGGTTGCACAGGCCCATGGAGCGCAGGCTGATCTCGGCGCACGGGTTCGTGCCCACGATCTTGCTGGCGTCACGGCGTGCCGGTGCCTTCTTCATGGCCGCGTTGCGGTTGAAGATGCCACGCTCGCCGGCCTTGGACTCGATGAGGGCGAGCCACTCCTTCATGAAGATCTCGGCCTGGGGGCGCTCGGTGTAGACCGCCGAGTTGTTCGCCAGCTGGCGATGGGGATCGGTGGCCCACCACTGGCCGGACTTGGCCACGCGCATGCGGTCGTCCGACAGGTTGCTCAGGGAGATGAGCGCACTGCGGCGCACGCCGCCCACGACGACGATGTCAGCGATCTTGCAGACCAGGTCATGGCACTCGACCGAGGTCAGGCGGCGTCCCACCGCTGCTTTGAAGGTTTCGACGCAGAAGACGAACAGGTCGATCAGGGGCTGAGGACCGGAGGCCCGGCCACCGAAGACCTTCAGCTTCGCGCCCGCGGGGCGGATGCGGCTCGTGTCCCACTTGGGAATCCGGCCGGCGTACAGGTGAGCCAGGAGCTCCTTGAGCGCACTGGCCCAGCCGCCCTTGGAGTCGCGCACGACGATCGTGTGGTCGATGGGGGTCAGCTGCTCGGCGACGTCGACCACGACCTTGTTGTCGGCACCCAGCTTCACGCCGGCGCCCACGACGGGCAGCTTGGCGATGAACTGGCGCTCCACGCTGAAGCCGACACCGGTGCCGCACATCAGGATGTAGAGGATCTCGTCGAAGGCGCGGACGTCGTCCACGGCCACGAAGCTGCAGTTGAAGCCGGCCATCGGGTCGCGTTCGAGCGCCGGGCCGGCGGTCATCAGCGCGCGCATGCTGGGCATGGCTTCCAGGTTCAGGATGGCCTGGTAGATCTCGCCGATGGGGTAGTGGGGAAACTTGCTGCCGAAGTAGTCCACGTACCGCTGCACCGTCTCCGGCCAGGTTTCCCGGCGCTGTTCGGCGTCACGCCAACGGGCGTAGCGGCTTTTGTGGACATACTCCTGCAGCGGAGTGGGGAGGTGGGGAGTGGGCATTTGGGGGCTGGTTTCGTCTCGGGGGTTTCAGCTCTCCTGGGGACAAAAAAAGCCGACGCTCCCAGGAGATGGAATGAGCGTCAGCTGACAGATTCATCAGGCAGCCCGGAGGGCTGCTGAGAATCAAATGGGGGACAGAGTGTAGTACTACTGCAGTACTACTGGGATTTCAGTATTCCCCGCGTGTGAGGGCTGCCCAGGAAACCGGGTACAGCGGCGCGATGATTTCGTCGATCTGCTTGAAAAGGTCTTGGATTTCACGTTGCGCATGGGAATCGCTGCGCTGGTTGTAGGCGTTGGCGTAGGCGTACAGCGAGCCAGTCCAAACCCAGTTGACCTCGCAGCCCTGGGGCAGGACGAATCTCGCCTGTTCGGGGCAGACGCCGGCCAGGATCATGTCCTCGTAGAGCTGCACCGCCTTGCGGGTCGACATGGCGTACTCGTCGAGCCAGAAGTCCGAGTTCGGGTGCATGTCGCCGCTGCCCTGCTTCACGTTCGCCGCCTTGGCGCGGAAGTACGGGAGCATGAACACCTCTGGCCGGCTGGAGATGTAGCGCCGGCTCTCCTCGGATTCCACGAAACCGATCTTGTGCTTGAAGCACTGCACCCGGATGGGAATCGGCGCCTGCATACGCAGGCTGATGTGGGGGTGACCGAAGGGAACCCAGTGCTCGGGAATCTTGCGCAGGTAGACCGCCAGGTCTTTCAAGGACTGCCGCCTGGCGTCGGCCGCTTGCTGGTTGTGGTTGAAACCCTGAGCCTGTTCCTGCAGCTCGTCGATGAGTTTCTCCCAGTCACCGGACTGCATGCCACGGGCCAGGAATCGAATCAGGTTGTGGTTCTGCTCCGGGGTGAAATTCTCGGCCAGCTTGGCGAACGACTGACGGGCGAAATTCGCCACATCCTGGTCGGTGAGATAATGGTTCAGATACTGTGCTTTCAAGGGTTTCTTTCTCAGTGAGGGGTTTGGGGATACTCAGAATCCATTACAGAGGCGGAGCCTCCTGAAGAATTCAAGATTCAAGGGGATGGGATGACGACCTGTAGTGGTGATACCTGCGGGACGGGCGGTTGGGCCGGTCCCCTGCCGGGAGATCCGGACAACAACGTAGTGCTGACTGCCACCACCGCTTGGGGTGGCATCGAGCTGAGCTGGACCATGCCCGGGATCAATCCCCAGGCGGTGGCCTACGTCGAGATCTACCGCGGCATCAATGCCGACTTCAACCAGGCGCTGCTGGTTGCCCGCGCAGGCGGGGACAACTACTTCGACAAGCGCAACACGAGCCAGCTGTACTACTACTGGATCAAGCTGGTGTCCAAGAACACCGGCTTCGCTGGCGATCCGATCGGGCCGGCCTCAGCCATGGCCCAGCCGCTGGTTTCTCAGATCATCGAGGAGCTGACGGGGCAGATCGACGACAGCGCGCTGGCGCTGGCCCTGAAGGAGAAGATCGACAGCATCACGACGCTGGGTGCGGATCTCTCCAACGAGACGGCAGCCCGTGCTGCGGCCTTGCAGGCGCTACAAGAGCTGCTCGAAGCGACCCAGGGGGACCTGGACACCTACAAGACGCTGGTGGCCAACGAGGTGGCGCAGCGCCAGGCTGCCGATGGAGCTCTCGTCGACCAGGTGAACCTGGTGGCGGTGGCTGGCAGCAACAACGCCGCGGCGATCCTGAACGAGCAGACGGCCCGGGTGTCGGCGGACAGCGCCCTGGCGACGGACATGACCCAGCTCGAAGCCAGGGTGAATGACGACATCGCCCAGGTGCAGTTGGATGTCCAGGCCGCGGTGGACGATGTGGGCGTGGCCAAGACGCTCTACACGGTGCGGCTGAACTCCAACGGCCTGGCCGGTGGCTTCGGGGTCTGGAACGATGGGACCACTGTTGCTGCTGGCTTCGATGTCGACAGCTTCTGGATCGGCAAGACCGGTCCCGACAAGGTCAAGCCCTTCATCGTGCAGGACGGCGTGGTCTACATGAACAACGCCATGATCTCGCAGCTCACCGCTGACAAGATCGACACCAAGGGCCTGACGATCAAGGACGCATCGGGCAACGTGATCCTGGGCGCCGGCTTGGGCCTGGACTGGTCGAAGATCGGTGGCGGCTTGGCCAACCTGCGGGCAGCCGGCTACACGGGCAGCATGCAGGGCTCGGTGGCGGGCGGCTACGTCAACAGCGACCCGATGCTGCAGAACAAGGACGAGTGGCAGCTGCAGGTCAACAGCGGCGCATCGCCGGTGTACTACCCGAACTTCAGTCCTGGCTCCGATGGGCTGCAGAACGCCTGGGACAAGCAAGATGGCCTGTCCGCGGACATCTACTCGGCGCCGTTCCCGGTCAGCCCGAACCTGTCCTATGAGATCTCCACTGCGCTGTATGCCTTCGGTGCCACGGCCAGCCAGTTCTATCTGGGCGTGCAGTTCCTGGACGCCAATGGCGACACGATCGTGGCGAACACCTCAGGCTCGACGGGCTGGGGAGCGCTGGGCACATACCATTACTTCGGGCGCACGGGCCAGACCATTCCGGTCGGTGGCTCCTTCTACACGATCAAGATCGGCCCGCTGGGCACGGCGAGCATTCCCGCGAACGCGGTGAAGGCCAAGCTCCTGGTGCTGGGCAACTACGCCCAGCTGGCGGTGGGTCGCTGGGCCTGGGGTGGTGGTCGGGTGCGTGAGTTGGTGGACGGCAAGACGCTGAACATCAGCGCCTCGAACATCGGCGTCTACATGCAGGCCGCGGCGATCGACTCGCTCTACATCAACAACCTGCGCACCTCCAACTACGCCGAGGACGGCTCGGGCTATCCGACCGCCGGCGCCAAGCTGTCGTCGCAGGCTGGCCAGGAGGCACTCAAGGTTGCGGCCGGATCCTTCCGTCTTGGCTCGGTGCTGTTCACGGACTACTGGTTCCGCCTGGTCAACGGCATCGACGGCAGCCTGGCCGGTGGTGCGGTGCTCTGGCGCGGCAACAACGATGCGTCGACGCGCAGTGGCACGCCGAACATCAACTGCCTGAGCGTCTACACCTGGGAAAGCCAGGTGGTGTCGAGCAACTTCCAGCAGACCTATCACCGCTTCAAGCTGACGCCCACGAGCTACAACACGTACAGCGACAACCTGGACGCGATGACGCAGATCCACGTGCAGTACTTCCAGACTGCATCGTCGACTGCGCCTTTCACCGAGTGCTATGTGGCCTGCCCCTCGCGCTCGTACAACGGCGGCACGGGCGAGGCCTGGGGCAGCTGGCACTGGGGCTGGCGCTACCAGCAGACCGGTGGCGGTGCCACGCCGGGCAGCCCGGGTGTGCAGCTCGAGAGCAACAACCAGTACAGCGGCTACCTGCGCATCCGCCTGGGCAACACCTACGGCTGGTCAGCCACCAAGGACTTCGCACCGAGCACGGTGCGCGGTGGTCTGCTGAGCTCGACCACGATCACGGGTGTGGCTGGCTCGAGCTCGGCTGGTGGTGGCGCCATGGGTGGCTTCTGCCCTGCCCCGTGGGTCAAGGTGCGGCTGCTCAACGGCAAGGAAGTCGAGGCCGGCTCGCTCTACAACGGCGCACGCCTGGCCGCGGTGAACGACGAGACGCTGGAGCCCATCGCCGAAGGTGGCGTGGTGGACCAGCTGACCGTCATGTGGAAGCAGCGCTTCCGCGTGAAGCTGGCCAATGGCCAGGCCACCGAGTGGTCGGAGAAGCACCGCTTCGCCGTGGCCGAGAAGGGCTGGGTCGAGGTGCAGAACCTGCGCCCCGGCGATCACATCATCGGCATGGACGAGGCGATCGTCGAGTCCGTGCTGGCGATGGGTGAGGGCCAGGTCGTCAGCTTCATCGTCAAGGGCGCCGGCACCTACTTCGGTGGTGGCCTGCTGTGCCACAACCTCAAATCGCAAATGCCCTGATCCAGGGAGGGAAGGAACATCATGAGCATCGACGTACAAACGGCCCTGGCCAACGAGGCTCGCCGCAGCGAGCTGCGACAGAAGCGGGCCTCTCTGAAGGGCGCGGCCGATGCCGTGTCCTCGGTGCAGCAGCGCCTGGCCGCGGTCAACAACGACACGGTGATCTCGCTGCAGAACGTGGAGGCCGAGCTCGCCGCGCTGGAAGCTGGCGCCGGCCCGGGTGTCACGGCCGACTACGGCCCGAAGTCGACCATCACGCAGATGATCGAGGCCGAGCGCTGGGCGGCCAAGGAAGGCGTGATCGACTACGTCAAGGCCAACCCCGGCTGCACCGAGGAGGAAGCCAACACGGCCTGGAATGCCGGCGCGCTGGCCGCTCACCCGGAGTTTCCGATGGTGATGCAAGACGGTATCTCGATGAGCCGGCTGTACCGCGCCAATCTCCTGGCGGCGGGAATGATCTCGGAGGACAGCTGGGAAGCTCACCGGGATTGGATCGCCACCAACGACAAAACCTTCATCATGGGGCTGTGAGAATGTCCTGGGGGTATTACTGGGGCAAGGCCAAGCAGTGGGTGGTGAACAACCTGGTGGCATTCGACCGGCAGCTCAACGCGCTGACCGGTGGGGATCCGGAGATGACCCTCTCCGGGCGCATGGGCCGGGCTGTCTCACGAGGACAGTGCTGGCTGTGCAAGCCGATCTGCAAGCTGCTCGACTACTGGCAGCCCAACCATTGCGCTCGCCAGGCCAACCTCGAACTATTCGAGGGATCTGACCAGGTAACGGGTATCTGAATACCCGGCTGGAATACCTTTGGGGCCGGTTGATACTGGCCCCAATTTCTTTCTGTGCGACAATCCTTCGCACGGATGGCTGATTACCTACAGGAACGTCCGACCCGTTGAATCAAACCAGTTTGGCTGCTCTGCAGCCTGGTTTTCCGATCGGAGTTCCTGGATATGGTCACGAAAATCAAGCTGGTGCGGGGCGATACCCGCCCGCAAATCAAGCTCACCCTGACCGACGAGTTCACCAACGTCCCCGTCGACCTGACGGATGCGACGGTGCGGATGTACTTCCGGGCTGCCGGTGGGACGGAGATCCTGGACACGCTGCTGGGTGCCATCGCTGATGCGGCCACCGGCCAGGTGATCTTCACCTGGAAGCCCACCACGCTGCTGGTGGAGCCGGGCGACTACGAGGGCGAGGTCGAGGTGACCTACCAGCCCGGCGCCATCGAGACGGTCTACGACGTCCTGAAGTTCAAGGTCCGCGAGGACTTCTGATGAAGGCGGCCGTCACTCTCACGCGGCTGAGGGCCTCCATCACGCTGGGGTCCTTCCTGCGCTGGCTCACCTTGAGCGACGAGCGCGCGTCGCTGTCCGACCTGGCTTCCATCGAGTTCAGCAAGCAGCTCAACGAGGTCGAGTTCGTCACGGACAAGGCGGTCAAGAGCTTCACCAAGGTGCTCGCCGACACGGCCAACACCCTGGACGACCTGCAGTACGTGCTCCAGCGCCAGCTGGACGACCAGCCGGTGGCCTCGGATGTGGCAACCAAGTCGCTGGCCAAGACCCGCGTCGACACCGTGAAGGTGTCCGAGCAGTTCCAGATCTTCCGACAGGACTACGCCGCCTCTGGCACCGATTACTTCGCCGAGGACTACGTCGGCACCCGAATCACTTTCTGAGGGAGGAGAACCCATGAACCAGATCGAAAACGTCAAGCTGTCCGGCGAGCTGTGCATCGAGGTGCGCCGTGCGGATGGCAGCCTGAAGGAAACGCGCACCGTCAAGAACCTGGTCGTCAATGCCGGCCTGGCCCTGATGGCTTCGCGCCTGAAGGACAACACGACCCTGCCGGTCAGCCACATGGCGCTGGGCCAGGGTGTGGCGGCCGCGCTGGCTGCCGACACGGCACTCGGTGTCGAGGTGGGTCGCTCGGCCCTGTCGTCGCCTCCGACGCTCACCGGTGGCTCGATCTCCTACAGCGCCACCTTCCCGGGTGGCGTGGCCACCGGCCCGGTGACCGAGGCCGGCCTGTTCAACTCCGCGGTGGGCGGTGCCATGCTGTGCCGGACCAAGTTCGGTGTGGTGACCAAGGAAGCCACCGACGTCATGAGCGTCACCTGGGTGGTGACGATCGCGGCGGCGTAAGGGGGCACAGATGGTTGCCCTCGTCGTAACGCGGAGCACCAAGGGTGCTCCCCTCACGAATGCCGAGCTCGACGCCAACTTCAGCGCGCTGGACACGGCAGTACAGGACAAGGCTGCCCAGTCCGCCCTGGACACGCTCGCTGGCACGGTGGCGAACAAGGCCGACACCTCCGCTCTGGCTTCCTACGCCACCACGGCTGCGATGAACGCCGCGGTGAGCGCGGCGGTCGCCAACCTGGTCAACGCCTCGCCCGCTTCGCTGGACACGCTCAAGGAGCTGGCCACCGCGCTGGGCAACGACGCCAACTTCTCGGCGACGATGACCGCTGCACTGGCCGGCAAGGCCTCGCAGGGCGCGCTGGATGCTCTGTCGACGACCGTGGATGGCAAGGCCAGCCAGGCGTCGGTGGACTCGCTCAGCGCCACGGTTGCTGGCCTGGGCTCCGGTGGTGGCGTCACGCAGGTGACGGCTGCCCAGCTGATGTCCCCGACCGGCGCCATGCTGGCGAACCTGAGCACGACCTACCAGCGCAACACCTACCCGTATGACCGGTGGGTGTCGGACGGCTGGAAGCTGCGTCGCATCCCGGACAGCCTGGACGACTCTGCGGCCTTCAACCCGACCAGCGGGCGCCTGGAGGTGAGCAGCGCGCTCAGCATGTACCAGGAAGGCCCGACCCAGGGCAGCAAGGTCATCAGCAACAAGCCGCGCCTGTTCGGCGGCTTCACGGTGTCGGCTCAGTCGGCCGTCAACCGCATCACCTTCTGGGACTCTGCGACTGGCGCCAACGGCATCAAGCTGGCCGAGCAGCTCACGCCGGCAGTGGGTGGCGTCTACCTGCTGGATCGGCCGGTGCAGGCCCTCATCGGCATCTACATGGAGATCGCTGCAGCTGGTACGGCAACGGTCAACGTGATGCGGCAGGAGTGAGCGATGTCCTCGTTCAACACAGACAACGCTCGCGTCAACGCCTCCGAGGGCGCCCTGCCGCTGGAGTTCACGGGTAGCGCCCGTGCCTGGTTCGGCAAGGTCGACTTCTACACGCTCAAGGTCACGGCCAACGGTGGCGCGGCCACGCTCAACGTCTACGACGGCTTCGACAACACCGGGCAGCTGCTGTGGTCCGCCGCGGCGCCCGCGGTCGGTGGCTTCACCGGCCCCAAGACGCCTCTACGTGCCATCGACGGCCTGTTCGTGGAGGTCGTCGGCGCTGCCACGACCTACCAGGTCTACCTCAACGAATAAGGGAGGGGGGACATGACTGACTTCTATGTCCAGCCCAAGTCCACCGGCTACACCGGTGGCAACGGCTCGTCGCCGACGAACGCCTTCAGCGTCAAGCAGGCCTACGACGCGATCGAGGCCGGCACGATCAAGGCTGGTGACCGTGTCGCTTTCTGTGGTGGCTCTGGCATCTTCACGCTGGCTGATCGCAGCGAGTGGCCCAGCGCGTTGGCAGCCAACGGCCTGTTCGCCTCGGGTGAATGGGCCGCCAACATGGGTGGCATCTGTTTCGGCCAGACCCGGGCACTGTCCTCGAAGGCCAGTGGCATCTGGTTCGACGGCCGCGGGGATGGCGCGCAGTCGTACATCAACATGAGCGGTGGCCGCACGGCCGCTGAGCGCCAGGTGGCCGCCATTCGCTGGCTGGGTGAGGACATCCGCGTCACTGGCTTCAAGATCCGCTCGCCGGACTACGACTACGTCACGGCACGCAACATCAACGCCCCCGGTGGCTCGAACCAGCCGGAAACGCTGAGCTACGAGAACATCGGGCTGTACGTCTTCGGCAACGGCAACACCATCGAGGACTGTCAGGTCAACGGCAGCGATGGCTTCGGGACGCTCAACGCCATGGGCCGCTACGGCATCCTGGCCAACATCCCGAACGACTTGATGGGCTCGAGCTACTCGCGCCACAAGCGCACGACCATGCGGCGCAACACGGTGGAGGGCTTCTTCCACAACTTCCGTGTGGATCCCAGCGGTTCTGGCGGCTACGTGATGCGGGCGGGTACGGAGCTGCTCATCGAAGACAACGTCTCGTTGAACCCCCAATTCGGTCGCCGCCCGGGTGCCCCTAACACGGATCCGAACTACGCCTACAACGCTGCGGTCCACGGCGGTCACGCCTCGATCGCTGGCCGCTGGCTGGGTCGGGCTTTCTTCCTGGACAACACCTGCATCGGCATGGCCCAGGACGGCATCGACGCTATCGGCATGGGCATCAGCGTCAACTGGAACACGTTCAAGGAGATCCTGGGCAACAACGTCACGGCATTGTTCTGGGACGGCGCCAACTGGACCTACTCGACGCCCGTGGCTCGCAGCGGCACGGCCATCAAGCTGGGCCTGGGCGCGGCCGGTGCAGGCGGGACGCCGCCGACCTCGTGGATGGGCACGGACGGTGTGCGTGGTGGCTCCTTCGATTGCATCGAGGACGCCAACCGGGCGATCGGCAACAAGATCTACCACACGACCAGCGGCGGCATCACCGGCAACGGCTCGGGTGGGCACTTCATCGCCTACAACGAGATCTGCGACACGGAAGGCTCCGGCATCCTGTGCTATCCGGACGGCACCAAGAACGGCACGTACTTCGTGCTGAACAACTACGTACGCCTGGCCCAGACCAACATCCCCCAGGCTGGCTGCCTGGACACCACTGGCGCTCCGCGGATCTACCAGTACAACAACATCTTCGACAGCGGCGTCAACGCCGCAGCTCGGAACGCCTGGGACTGGAACCAGCGGGCCACCTCCGGCCCGGCCGTGGTGTCGAAGAAGAACGTCTACGTCAACGGCCGCAAGCAGTTCTTCAACAGCTCGGTGGCGCTGGATCAGTCGCAGGACATCAACGCCGGCGCAGCGACGTCCATCGCGGGCTGGGTTGATGGCCAAGGCTTCCCGCTGGGCCACGCGCTGCAGGGTCTGGCTGACGCCGAGTGCCTGCGCACCGCCCGCTCGGCCGGGATGATGTACGACGCCAACCGCAAGCGGATCTTCCTTCCGAACAACCTGGGTCCCTACACCCGGCCGGGAGTCTGAGCCATGAACATTTCCAACCAATCCGCAGAGGTGGTGATGAGGACTGCAGTAACGGCGCAATACGGAGGAGCGGGCGCCGGCTTCTACTTCGGCATGACGGCCAACGAGTTCGCCGCCCTGGGTGGCGTGCTCATCGGTGTGGTCGGCTTGCTGGTCAACGTCTACTTCAAGTGGCAGCACCTGAAGCTGGCGCGCGAGCAGCGCAAGGCGGATGCCGATGAGTGACACCAGCACGAAGATCCGCATCGGGATCGCCTCGCTGGTTCTGTCGGCAGCCGGCCTGGTCGGCATCGTGGCCCGGGAGGGCTACACCGACCAGGCGGTCATCCCCGTTCCCGGGGATGTGCCCACCCTGGGTTTCGGCACCACCGAAGGCGTGAAGCTGGGTGACCGGACCACGCCTGTCAAGGCGCTGGGCCGGGCACTGCAGGACGTCAACAAGTTCGAAGGCGCCCTCAAGCAGTGCGTGAAGGTCCCGCTGAGCCAGGAGGAATACGACCTGTACGTCTCCTTCGCCTACAACATCGGCCCCGGGGCCTTCTGCGGCTCGACGCTGGTCAAGCGCCTGAACCAGAAGGACTACGCCGGCGCCTGCGAGGAGATCCTGCGCTGGAATCGGGTCCGTGGCCGGGTGGTGCAGGGCCTGGTGAACGCAAGGCGAGCGGAGCACGACCGATGTGTGAGGGCGCAATGAGTCCGCGCCTGATCGCCTGGCTCCTGTCGGTGGCCGCGGTGATCGCCATCGGGGTCGGCCTCTACGAGGCTGGTTCCCGCGCCGGCACGAAGGCCGAGCGGTCTGTCTGGACGACCAAGCAGGCCGAGCTCGAGCGAAGCAACCGAGCCAAGGAGCAGCAGCTCCAGGCCAAGGTCCAACAAGGTGAGGAGAGGTATGAACAGCTCAAGGATCAGAAGCAGCGCGATGACGCTGGCGCTCGTGCTGAGCTTGGGAGGCTGCGCACTGACCTCGCCAAGAAGCGAGCTCCCCAACGTGAAGCCGGTGCAGCTTCCGCCGCCCAGCCCGCAGCTGATGAAGCCGCCGTCGACACCCGAGGGTGGGAGCTATTCGGCCAATGTGCAGCGACTGTTGTCGACCTGGCGGAAGCAGCTGACGGACTGAGGATCCAGGTCATCGGTCTGCAGGACTACGTGAGGGAGGTGCTCGATGTCGGAAGCGCAAGCAAGTGAGCCCCGGCTGGCCAGGGTCGTCTGGGAGGACGCCTGCAGCCAAGACAGCACGGCCTGGGTGGAGCGGGCTGACCCGCCGGCCACCTACCAGCCGGTGCTGATCACCACGGTCGGCTTCCTGATCTACGACGGCCCGGAGGGCGTCATCTTGACTGGCTCGTGGGGGCCGGCGCAGATCGGTCCTCGTGACCAGATTCCCCGCGGCATGGTCCGCGAGGTGCAGTTCCTGGCTCCGGCCGGTACGAATTCGAACAAAAGGAAAGCCCGATGAGCCAGATCGACGCCACGTTGGCGAGCTTTGCAACCGTCCGCCAGCTGGAGATCCTGGAAGCCGTGGCCAAGCACGGCAGCCACCGCAAGGCGGCCAAGGCGCTGGGGGTGAACCCGCGCACGCTGGACAAGTCCATGGCCGCGCTGCGGTTCAAGGCGGCCCAGCAGGGCCACTCCCCTGCCCACGACATGACGAAGCTGGCTCCGGCCGGCTTCAACGTCAAGGGTGTGAGCTCCTACTACGGCCAGGACGGCGAGCTGAAGGGCCAGTGGGTGAAGACCTCGGCCGACCAGGCGGCCAGGGATGCCGCGGTGAAGGAAGCCTTCGAGGTGATGGCCCAGGAGCTGCCCCGTCTGACGCCGGTGAGCAAGCCGACCGACTGCGCGGCCGCGCTGTGCAACGTCTACACGTTCACCGACAGCCACGTGGGGGCCATGTGCTGGGCCGAGGAGACGGGCGCCGACTGGAACCTGGAGCTGGCCGAGGCCACGCTCATGGGCTGCTTCGAACGGATGATCCAGGGCAGCCCGAAGGCGCGCACTGGCATCCTGGCTCAGCTGGGCGACTTCCTGCACCAGGACGGCATCAGCCCGGTGACGCCGACCTCCGGCCACATCCTGGACGCCGATGGGCGGTTCTCCCAGGTGGTGGCTGTGGCGGTGAAGATCCTGCGCAGGGCCGTCGACATGCTGCTCAAGCGCCACGAGCTGGTGGTAGTGCTGTTGGCCGAGGGGAACCACGACATCAGCAGCTCCATCTGGCTTCGGGTGATGTTCAAGGCGCTGTACGAGCACGAGCCGCGGGTGATGGTGATCGACTCGCCGCTGCCCTATTACGTCTGGCAGCACGGCCAGACCATGCTGGCCTGGCACCACGGACACCTGAAGAAGAACGACCAGCTGCCGCTGCTGTTCGCCTCGGCCTTTGCCCGGGAATGGGGCTCGACCACGAAGCGCTACGCGCACTGTGGCCATCGCCACCACGTGGAGGAGAAGGAGCACTCGGGGATGACTGTCGTGCAGCACCCCACGCTGGCTGCCCGGGACGCCTATGCGGCGCGCGGTGGGTGGTTCGCTGAGCGCCAGGTGCGCGCCATCAGCTACCACTCGAGCTTCGGTGAGGTGGGCCGGATGACGGTCACTCCGGAGATGCTGGCGGTTTGAGGGAGTCGAGGAAGGCTCGGTGCTCGGCATTGAGCGCCTCGATCTCCTTAGCCACGGCCGCGCAGGGGTTCTCGCTGCCCCAGCGCCAGAGCGGTGCATTGAACGGGGAGGGCAAGCAGTCGCACCAGGCGACTACCTTCCGGTTCCGCTGGCTGACGCCTGGGGTGGTGAAGGTGGGGCTGTTCGGATCACCGGCGGCGAATCGCATGTAGCCCACGACGACAGCAGGTGGTGAGCCTTGCTCGTCTTTCGTCAGCTGCACGAGCACATGCCTCCGGGCGATGGGGAGGGGCTGCTGCGCGTAGCGGTCTTGATCGAAGGGTATCCAGTCCAT